TCACTGCGCCTGCACGCGCGCCTTGAAGATCCCGATGAAGCGGTCGTACAGCTCGGTTTCGCGCTGCTCGATCCGGCGAATCTGATCGCGCTGCTCCGCTACCGGCAGGTCGCCCAACCGAATCTCCTGCACCCGGTCGCGCACGGCTCCGGATGCTTCACTGAAGGCCTGGGCGACCTCAGCCATGGCGATCAGCTCGCGGCTCTCACCCACCAGCGCCCGCACACGACCGCGGTCGCCGGCATCGATGGCCCGATCCAGCTCCTCGGCTGCCTTCTTGGCCTTGGCCTGGTAGCGCCAGAAGCGCGCCCGGGCGTCGCCAACACCATTCTCCCGATAGAACTTGCGCAGAAACGGGATCTCCCGAATTTCCGGAGCCGCGCCCTGGGCGCCAAGCGCCGCGGCATCCACCGTCGAGCCGACGAAGTTGCCGGCCCCGCCGGTGAAGGTGCGGTTCAGGTACTTCAGGGTTTCCGGCGACACGTCCATGCCGACGCCCTCCAGCGCGCCGGCCAAGCTGTCGGCCCAGGTGCCTTCGGTGCCGCGCCACATCTTCAGCCGGTCGGGCTCGAACTCCTTGAAGCTGTTTTCCGGGTACATCGGCCCGCCGAAGCTGGTGCGGTTGAAGGCGACCGACAGCGGAATCTGCCCCACGGTTGGTAGCAGGAACAGTCCGGCCTGCGCCAGCTCGGGCTCGTCGCCGGCCACGGCGCCGCTGAACGGGGTGAACTCGCCAACGAAGGATGCTGCCAACTTCCACGCCGTGCCGTCGGTCTCGCCCGTGCGCTGGGCATCCGCCACCAGCCGCCCGAAGTTAAAGAAGAAGCCGTAGCCATAAGGGATCGGAATCGTCAGCGGCTTGCCGTCGCCGAGCGGGATCACCAGGTTGCGCGCCTTGGCGTGGTCCGGGGTCTTCTCGTATTCGTCCTCATCTTCACCGGCAGCCAGCAGCGCCAGGCTGTAGCCCAGCGCCGCCATGGCGCCGGACACTGCCCAGGCCTGACGCTTGTGCCGGCCCTTGAAGTGGGCGTGCGCGAGCGAGGCGGTACCCTGCACGCCGGCATTGAAGAACAGGTACAGCGCATTGGCCTGGGCGCCAAGCTCGCCCCTGCGGTTGAAGTTCACCGTGGTGTTCTTGGCCAGGCTGGCGGCGCGGTTGCGGCTCTTGCCCTGCTCGATGGAGGTGCGGTAGAGCGCCAGGCGCATGGCATTCTCGCCCGCCTCGTTCCACGCCTCGATGTGTCGCAGGGTGGCGTTGAAGGCGCGCCGGCCAGCAGCCCGCGCTGCTCCCTTGAGGCTGCCCTTGCGCAGGTTGGCCATCACGCCCTGATAGGCGGCGTACTCGGCCTGTACGTCGGCGCCCAGCCGCTCGAGGTCGGACAGGTAGGCTGCCCCGGTGTTGCCGCCGTCCTCGCGGTACTGGCGGATCCACTGATCGGCCATGCCCTTGCGAGCGTAGCGCAGCAGTGCGCCGAACGAGGCGAAGTAGTTCTTCGCCGTCTTCGCCGCGAACAGCGCGCCCTCCTCACCGGTGGCGTTGGCCAGGCCGGTGGTGAAGTCGCGGATGATGTTCGTCACCAGGAACTCCGGGTTGTAGCCGGTGTAGACGGTGGAGAACCAGCGGTTTAGGGCGCGGCCAACTGACAGGAAGGTACCGAGCGCATCGGCACCCAGATTGTTGTAGGCGCGGGCCAGCAGGTCGTCGTTGATCTGGACGCGGATCACCTGGCCGTCGACGTAGACCAGCGCCTCGTTCGGCGCCGGCATCGGGCTGGCCATGTAGACCACGCTCGGGTCGTTGCTCTGGCGGATGGTGAAGTCCGATAGGGTTGCCTTCTTCATGGTTAGCGGGGCTGCCGTCTTGAAGGTGCGCGCACCCTCCAGCGTCTCGAAGGCGCCAATCGGACGACCCTGATACAACACCTCATAGCTGGTCCGGTTCTGCAGCACGCCACGCTTCTCCGGCTTGCCGACAGTCATGATCTCGTCCATGCCGACATCTATGGCCATCTTCAGCAGGTGCCGGCCGACCAGGTTCTTCTCGGCGGCCATCAGCGCGCGCTCGTGGTCCGCGATGATGTTCTCGACGATCCACTCGCCCTCCTCGCGAACCTTGTGCCCGAGGGCACGCTTGGTCTTGTGGCTCGCCGACAGGCCCTTTCCTGTGCCGGCCTGCGCCTGCCCGTCCGGGCCACCCTTGAGCGGGACATAGTGCTGGTAGGCCTTCTGCCAGGCGTCTGCCTGCTCCTTGCCGATCAGCCCGAAGTCCAGCAGCACCTTGCGGGTGCGGTCGGTGATCGCGCGCAGCTCGTTGGCCAGGCGCACCAGCTGCGGGTCGGCGGCAGCGAGGATCGCCCGGGCCTCGGCATTGCTCATACCGGAGCCACCGTCGGGCATCTGCTTGTTGATCTTGGTGATCTGCGCGTTGCGCTCCTGAGCGTGCTGGGCGTGAAGGTACTGGGCGACCTCGTCCATACCGAAGCCGGCCTGCTGAATCTTCTCTACCATCGGGCGCACTGTGCCCTCGCGGAAATCCTTGGCCTTGTTGGCGAAGCGCGAGTGCATGCGCTCCTCGGCCCTGTACACGTCGGCCTGCTCACTCAGCTCGACGCCGCGCTCTGCCAGCCACTCCTTGATCACGGTGAAGCGGTTGAGTTTGTCCTGCCAGAGGCGCTGCCCCCTGCGGGCGAGTGTTTCGGCAGGCAACTCGACACCTGCCGACTCCTGGGTGGCGTCGGCACTCAGTCGGCCCTGGCTGGGCGGCGCGTCGGCGGTTGCGGCCGGCGCGACCAGGGCATAGCGCTGCTCGCCCTTCACCGGAACATCACCGCCCTGTCGGCGCAGCCAGGCGCGCGACTGATCGACCAGCCCCAGGACGTCGTTGTAGGTCCAACGGACCTGCGGGAACAGCTTGCGCAACATGGCGCGGACCTTCGACACGAAGCGCTGCAGCGCCCCCGCTCGGTCGCCCGACTCAGCCAGGTGGGCGACGATCTCCTCGGCCACCAGCAGGCGCTGCCCGGCGGCGCTTCTGCGCTGCAGCGGTGACGCGTAGACCTCGCGGATCTGGGCGATGCGCTGGCGACCCTTGGCGGTCGCCGCCTCGCTGGAGTAGATGCGCTCGAGGGTGGCATCCAGCTCGTTGCCCAGCACGCCGCGCACCCCCAGGTGGCCGACCATCTCGTGCACTGCGGTGTGCACGGCATCGTCGACGCTGTCGAGATTGTCGGCGACCAGATACTGGGCGTCCTGGCGAAACACGCCGCGCAGGTCGCTCGGCGCCACCCCATCGCGCTCGGCGCGGGTCCTGACCGACAGCGGCAGGTCGGCGAAGGACTGCACAACCTGAATACCGGCCAGCTCGGGGGCGGCGGCGAGGGCTTCGACAGCGGCCGAAGCCTGCAGGTGGCCACCCTCTTCGCCATCCAGGCGGTAGCGGATGTCGGGATTGGTCGGATCGAAGTCGCCGCTGTTGCCGACGGCGGACTTGATCTGCTCGGGACGGAAGGCGATCACCTCGGACATGGCGCCCCGATCCATGATGATCACGCCGTCATGCACTCCGTCGGACTCGATGCGCTTCCATTCGGCGCTGCCGAGCGTGTTGGCCTCTGCATAAGAATCGAACACTGCCGGGTTCTGCAGGCTCGCGTAGACCGGCATCAGGTTGCTGCCGTCGCCCTGCGCCATCGCCCCGGCATACTCGGGGTTGGCGGTCAGGTAGATGCCGCGGGCGAACATCAGTCCATTGGCCTTGCCACTGCGCCCGGGATCGAAGCTCGAGAAATCGGCGCTGGTGCCGTGATACACCGTCAGCGGCCTGCCGTCGGCATCCGCCACCCTGCTGTCGCCGAACCAGCGCTTGAAGGTCTCGGCCTGCGTCTGTACTCGGCCGCTGGCCGGCGGGGTTGGTTGGGCTGCGGCCTGCTCTGGCTGGGCGAAAGGCTGGCTTGAGTCAGGCCCGTCGATCCGCTCATCAATTGCCGCCACCATCTCGGCCAGCTTCTGCCCCGCCTTCAGCGGAACGCCCAGCGTCTTGGCGTACTGGCGGGCCTGGATGTAGTTGCGGCGCCAGTTGGCCGGCGGAGCCTTGAGCTGATGGCCGACGGTCGGTGGCGCAACAGGCGGCGATCGCGGTGGAACGACGGGTTCGCTCTCGCCTGACAAGGGCTCACCCACAGAGCTCCTGACCAGGGGCACCTGACCTACAGTGTTCGGAGCCGGCCCCGTTACCTCCGGAGCTGCGCCCGCAATATTCGGAGCGGGGGCAGTAATACCCGGAGTAGTTGGCTGGGCGGTGGACGCCTCGGGCTGCTTCTGGGCCATGGGTCCGGAAAGGTCGCCATCCTTGATCCAGGCCTTGAACTGACCCACCGGCATGGCAGTCACCGGCCCGACCTGCCAACCCTCGTCGAAGTTCGCGCGATAGGCCGCGATGGCCGACGCCTGGTCCGGGTATCCGAGCATGACCTTGTGCTCGTCGAAACTGCCGTCCTGCTGGTTCAGCTGATCGACGACGAACACCTGGGCGCTATCTGGCTGCGGGCCGACATAAACGTCCACCTGCTCGCCGTCAGCGCCAGTGGTGCGCTTGATGTAGCCGTAGTGGTCGCTCATGGTATGGCGCCACTCGGCACCATCCGGCCCGGCGCCGCTGCGCTCGGAACCACGCGGGTTCTCGATTGAGATGTCCATCCCCTGCACGCGGATCCGGCCCTTCTTGTAGTTTCCGGCCTCCTTCTGTGCCTGGGTCGGCTCGCGCAGATCATTGTTCGGCGAGGTGGCTGCCTCGTGGGCGGCCAGATCCAGGCTGGTGGACGGCTCGCTCGCCGCCAGCTGGCCATCCTGGTGCAGCTGCGCACTCTCCGGGTCAAGCGCCTGGATCGCGAGCGACTCGGGGTCGCCGCCCGGATTGGCATTGTCGATCTCCTCCTCCAGCAGCAGGTCCAGCTCGCGGCCCCCGCGGGTGTTCTGGCTGGGCTGGGTGGTGTCGACGTCAGGAGCGCCGACGACCGGGCCGCTGCTGACCGCGCCCAGCGCGCCGCCGGTGACGCCGCCAGCCAAGGCGCCCATGGCGCCGGCATTGAGCGCGCCGGTGGCGTCGACCTGGCGGCGCATGGCGATATCGGCGGCGACATGCTGCCCGCCCTCCTCGATGGCTTCGAACGGCGTATCGGCCGTCACGCCCTTGGCGAAACCAGACAGCACATTGCCGGAGCCCTCGCCGAGGCGCGCGGCCAGGCCGAGGCCGGCGGCGCCGGTGGCGAACGACAGCGGGCCGACGATCTGCGCCAGCGCATTGGCGCGCTCGTTGGCGTATTGCTCGAGCGCCTCGCCGGTCAGGCCCTGACGCTGCCCCTCGGCGAGAGCTTCGCGCAGCACCTCATCGTGCTGCAGGGGGGTGACCATCGCCGAGTTCGCCGCGCCGTAGCCAACGGCCTGCGCCGCACCCTTGGCCAGGCCAAGTCCCTGCAGGCCTCTGGCCGCGGCCCCGCCGGCCACCAGCATCGACGGAATCTGCGGCAGGCTCTCGGCAATCACCCCGGCGGTCTGGCCGATGCTCGGCATCTGCCAGTCCAGATTGCCCTGCTCGTCCTCGAAGAGGATCGGGCGCTGCTGCTGGGCGCGGTAAGCCTCGGGGGTGAGCTGGTCGGCGGCCTCGATGCCGCGCTGGAAGAAGTCCGAGGCCGCCTGGGTGACCGGGTTGGGCGCGACCATCTGCACCAGGTCCGGCGCCCACTTCACCGAGCGCATGGCGCCCTTCAGGCCGCCCAGCGCCAGGCCGCCGGCCTGCTCGCCCAGGGTTGGAGTGTCCTGCTCCATCTGATTCCTAGCCGGCGCCGGCGCCGCGCTCAGCACATCAGCCGACGTTCGCTCGGTGAAGCGTGCCCACACGTCCTGCTCCATGCCCTGCGGCACGGATGGCGCGACGTACTGTTCATAGAATCGCTGGCGGACGGTTTCGCGCACCTCGGCGGGCGCGGACTGGAATTGCTCGGAACCGGCGACGATCTCCCAGCGGGGAGCCTCGCCTTGCTGTTTCTGCTGCATCGTTGTCTCCCGACAATGATCTTGAAAGCAAAACGGGCAGGCGTTCTGGCCTGCCCGTCTGGACATGTTACGGCAAGCCGCGGGCTATGGCGGCTTCGGCGCTCAGTGCGTGCTGCGGTTCAGGCCAAGGCGGTCGGCCGCCTCGTTCATCGCCGGGCCGTATTTATTGAGCAGGACGTGAACGGCGGCTCCGCCATCCCTGAAGTGGTCGATCATCTCGGCGCCGAGGCGAGAGCCAAGGCCGGACAGGAGCCGGCAAAGCCCCGCCTGCCGCTGCACGCTGTTCAGCACGTCGAAGTGCCGGCAGATGAACCAGACCCGGTAGAGATCATGGTCGATCATGAAGACGCCGGCCTCCTCCTTCGCTTTCGGCAGCCAATCGCCTTCCAGTGCGTAGGCGGCGACGAAGTTGCGCGCGGCGTCGAGCTGGTCGGCTGGAATGTCCTGGGCGGAGCGCACGCCGAAGGCAGTGTGCGTCTGCGACCAGATTTTCATCGTCGCCCGGCGGCGCGCTTCCTTGGGCAGCATGGCGACCTTGCCCTTGATGACAGAGCCCAGCATGTTGAAGCCGTTGGTGCCGATGGTAGAGCCGAGCAGCGTGTCCAGCTTGCCAGCCCCGTCGACGTAGCGGCCGTGTTTGCGGATCGCCGGGAGAACCTCGTCGCACACCCAGGCCTCGAAGCGCTGGGCCTCTTCCTTCCGGCTCTTGATGATCAGGCGGTAGAGATTGCCCTCGCTGATGAAGGTGACGCTACGCTTCTGGCCTCCTGACCTGATGTCACTGGCAGTTACACCAGATGCACGACAGTTATCGGTGATGGCTTTGCGGCTGTTCGCGTAGCCAAGAACGGCACACACATCGGCGGCGCAGAACCACGGCTGATCATCGATCAGCAGGGTGCGGACCTCGCTGGCCTCGAACTGGAAGGGGATGACTTGGGCTGGTTCGGTGGTATTCTTGTTCATGACGTTGATTTCCTGTTCGGTGATCTCGTTATCGAAGCCCTGGCGACTCTCACCTCGCCGGGGCTTCTTCATTTCAGGCGCTTGCCTGCTTGCCCTGTTCATCCTGAATCCTCGATTGCTCAAGCCTGTAAATCACTTCTGCCGTGCGGCTGCGGTGGTTCGCCTCTGCCGTCTTGGCGAGGTAGTCCAGCAGATCAGCCGGAATCCTCATGTTCACCTGCGGGTCTTTCCTGCTCACCTCGACCTCCTTGTATAGCATTTTGCTTGGTCGTGAGCAGATTAAAGCATTCTGCTTTGTTGCCGTCTATAGCAATGTGCTACAGAATCTACGCCATGAGCAAAATCGACCTACAAGTGAACTTCCGCATGCCGGCTGACCTGAAAGCCCGGCTAGAGGCGGTCGCCAAAGAAAACCACCGCTCCCTGACGGCCGAGATCGTCGCGCGCCTGGAAGAAAGCCTCATCCCGCGCACCATGGACGCCATCGAGGCAGCCAGGCCGGCGGAGCTGGAGCGCGAGCTGACCGACCTGAGCGTGCAGAGCTACCACCTGACCTACGAGCTGAGCATCATCCAGAAGCAGATCGTGCAGGCGGAAACGGACGAGGAGCGGTTTCGCCTGATCCGCCAGGCAGACGAGCTGTCCGCACGGATCGCCGAGGTCGAGGTGCTCAGGATGAAGAAGATGCAGCAGGTGGCGATGCTGAAGCGAAACGCCGCGCAGCCATGACCCAAGAACGAAGGCCCGCATTGCGCGGGCCTTGTTGTTTCACGGGATCAGCACTGGTATTTGGCGCCAGTACATCCATCGCCGCCGCCGAACTCCCAATGAAGTCCGAGAAAGAGACCAAGTTTAAGCGTGGCGAACGCCACGGCCAGACCAACTACCCATCCAATAACGACAGCCGCACCAGAACTTATCTCCGGCCTGCCATCTGCAACCCAGCGCGCGCCGTATCCTGCAAAAGCACCAATAAACAACGGGTATCCGAAAATAAATAGGACTATCCCGAAGATTGCGTACAGCGTGAATTCAATGGCTTCTTCAATGTTCATGTAAATCCCTTTTCTCTTGAAGTCGTCCAGAGCCTACCAACTGCAGCGGCGGCTGGCCATCGCGCAGCCAGCCGTCGCCACACGCCTCCCTGGTCGCCTATCGCGGCACAAGGTTCGGATCAAGCCCAACACCCTGCCAGGGCTGCGGACCTTGCATTTGCGCCGGCAGCTGCAGCCCTGTGCGCGTCACCGGCTGATACCGGCGGGCCTCTTCGTAGGCAAGCTGCCTGCGCTGTTGCTCCTGCATCGCTGCCTGCATTTGCTGCTCCCAGCTGAGCAGACCGCTGGCCGGGTCAGGTACAGCCTGCCTTGGCTGCTGATCCTGGCGCGCTTCGGCCGGGCTCGGCGCTGCACCGCCTCCGAGGACACTGGCAAGGATGTCGTCAGCTGCCTGTCGGCGCGGATCGGTAGGCGCGTCCCGCTGCGACTGCTGGGCGGTCGGCTGTTGCGGCTGCGGAGCGGGTTCGCTGCCGGCCTTTTTCTGCGGCACACCGGCCAGCCCGAGGCTTTCGGCCAGCGAGCTGCGCTGCGCGGTCAGGTCGGCGCGCTCCTGCCTGAGCGCTGCGAGCTCGTCTTCCTCCATGGCCAGGGCGCCTTTCCCGTTCAGCCTCGCATCGACCTCTTTGATCTGGGCATTCAGCAGCTGAAGCCCCATCTTCGCGCCATCCGAGACACGGCCGTTCACCGCCCCCGTGCCGCCAAAGGACGCCTGAAAAGCCTTGTCTTCCGGGTAGTCCATCTCGTCGCGGAGGAAGTGGTAGTTCTTCTGTTGCGACGTCAGGCCGCCGCCAGCGCCACCATTGCCAGCTACGCGCGGGCGGCCGATAACGCTTTTCATCTCGCCGGTGGCAGTGTTCCGCTGCAGGATCGAGCCATCCGGCCCATCGACCTGCTCCCACTTCTCGGCATCCTTGGCGAGGTAGCCAGAGGCACGCAGGTAGCCGAGCATTTTCTCGCGGCTCTGGCCGAGCGCCTGGTACAGCGACTTGGCGCCCATCACCGGGCCGATGGCCTGCTCGATGTCGTACTGAGCGACCTCGTCGTCCTCGCCAGCGATGCCGCGATTCTTGGTCATCGGCACCAGGCGCTTGCCGCCCTGCTCGTCTTCGACCTCCAGCTCGAACACCAGGGTGCCCTCGCGCTGCCCGGGGTACATGCCGGCCAGGCGCTTCTTTCCGCCCTGGCCTCGACTCACGCGCGGCGCATAAAAGTCGTTCATGCGCTCGACGGTTTCCGGGCTGAACAGGCTGCCCTCGCCACTGGACAGCTTGTTGGCGTACTCGACGGCCTGCTCGGTCCGCGGATTGAACAGGTGCCGCGGGTCGGCCATCTTGTTGCGCTCGAAGGCGCCGGCCAGCTCCTCGGAAATCGGCGCCTCGATGCCGCTGGCCCAGCCGGTGTAGAACTGGCCAATCATCTGCTGATCCCGCTGCTGCTGGTGCTGCTCCTGCTGCGCGGAAAACTCCTGCTCGCGCATCTGCAGCCCGCGCTCCTGCATCGCCATCTGCTGATCGGAGCGCTGCTGCGCAGCCTGCCGGTTGAGGTAACCGTCCACCAGGCCGAAGCCCTGGGCGAACCCATCCATCACGCCGCGCGTGTCTAATCCTGCCATGTTGCCTCCCGGCAATATGCGTGTGGCCGAAGGCCCTGTTACATGAAGGAGCCGGCCAACAGGCCTGCGACGCCACCGACAACAGCGCCTACAGGGCCGCCGACTGTGGCGCCTAGCATCGCGCCAGAGGTGGCCATGCCTACCTGCGACTGCTTGCGCTGCGATTTCTGCTGCTGCTCCATCTGCTCCTCCAGCGCCTTGTTCTGCTGTTGCTGCTGGGAAAGATCCTGCAGGCCCTGGATGGCCTGGCCTTCCATCTGGTTCTTGAGACCGAGAAGTCCATAGGACATGGCGATTACCCCTGCTGTCCGGTAGATGGCATGTTGGACAGGCCCATGCCGCCGGCGAGGACTTGGTCTTGCAGGTCGCGGGCGGAAATCTTGGCCTGGTTGTAGGCGCCGGCGGAATCGGCGGTGCGGCCGAGTGCCAGCTTGCGGTCCTCGGCCTGCTGCTGCGCCGGAGTTAGGCTGACGCCCAGCCCAGCGCGCTGCTGCTGCAGGCCCAGTGCGGTGTTGGTGTAGCTGGTACCGACGGCCGCCGCGGCATTGGCCCCCTGCCCCGCCGCATAGTCCGGATCGTCTGCCAGGTTCGCCAGCTGGTTGATGTAGGGCTGGAAGCGCAGTTTCCAGTCGTCCCACTGCGCGCGATAGAGCTGACCGAGCACCGTGGAAGCGCCCTGGTCACCGGAAAATGCCGCATTCGGGTTGATGTAGAACGCCATTACTTGATCCCCAGTTGCCAGCTCAGCGGTGCAGCCGTGCCGTAGTTGGTATCGAAGGAGCCTGTCGCTTTGGCATATCCGGCACCCAGCGCGTTGTCGACGGCACCGCCGGTGAATCCGCCATTCGCTCCTACGCTCAACCCATAGCTGGCTGCCGCGCCGCCCACCGCGCCCAGCAGCTGCAGGTTGGCACTGCGCCGGTTGAAGCTGTTGGTGGCGTCACCGCGCGCATCGGAGGCCGACTGCGCGGCAATCTGCCCGAGCCCGGCCTGCGCTCGCCCCTCTTGCCCGGAGCCGATGGCGACGATGTTCTGCAGCCCGCGCACTTGCTCGCTGGCATTCTGGAACTGGGCTCGCCCCATGGTTTCGCCGCCAGCCTGCGCCACGCCCTCGGCATAGTCGGCCTGAGTGCCGTTCCAGCGCCCGCTGTTGGGGTTGATGCCGCCCTGGCCGAGCTGGCTGCCGACCTCGGCCAAGCCGTTGCCCAGCTGCGCCTGTGACGCCTGGCTGGCCACGCCGCGGACATAGCTCTTGCGGCCCTCGGAGTCCATGTCCTCGACGCGCGCCATGTACTCGTTTTCGAGCGGCGCCAGGGTGGACTGGGCGAAGTTCCATTTCTCCGCCGCAACCTGCGCCGCGTAGCGCTGCTCGGGCGTGTCCTTGACCGTGTTGTCGCTATCCCCGCCGCCGCCGCTCATGCTTGCACCTCCTCGGCTCCGGTCTTGAACTCGCCCAGGTAGTCATCCAGGGCGTCCTCGTGGAAGTGCCGACGGATTTCGGCCGACACCTGCTGCATCCAGTCGAAACCGCCGACGATGCCGGCGCACTGGACCACCAGACTGGTGAGCTGGTCGCGCAGGACGAAGGCCAGGGTGCGTCCGTGATGGTCGCCCGTACGCTCGAGGGTCACGCTGTCGCGCCAGTCCTGCAGTGCAGCGGCCATCAGCGGGCGCAGAACACTCTCGTGCTGGCGATAGAAGGGATTGCCTGGCAGGTCGATCAGCGCCTCCCAGAAGGCGCGATACACGGCATTGCCGGTCACCGGCTTGTCGCCGTCGATGAGGTCATCGAGGGTTTGCGAGATGCGAAACAGGGATTCGCAGAACAGGATGGGGGCGGCCTGCCCTTGCAGCATATGCTGCAGGAAGGCCCTTTCGTTGGGCTGTGGCATCGTTGTCTCCCGACAAGGATAGGGGTTCAGTTTACCGCCGCATCAGGGGTAGGTGTAGCTGAGCGGAAGCTTAGTCTTGACGGTCAGCAGCGGCAGATGAAAGGGGCTTCCGGAGCGCCCGCCGATCACGCAGACATGAGGCGAGTAGCTGCGCGTCACGTTGCTCGGGAACACGGTGGCCGTCTCGCCGTTGTAGCGCCGGTACCGCCCAAAGGGCAGCAGGGAAACCCAGTGCCCGCTCGCCGACGGCACCACTACGCCAGGGTTCTCCCATAGCTCGATGTACTCGGCCCCGTACTCGTTGCGCCCACGGTACTGCCAGTCGTTGCTGTAGCCGGTGACCTCGACGAAGTTGTCGTTGGAGTTGAACACCACCCGGCCGGCCGCATCGTAGACGACAGTGCCGTAGCCGTCCGGACCTGGATCCACCGCCGTGCCGGCGACCATGAAGTAGCTGCGCAGATCCCAGCCGGAATACTGTTTTGCTGGAGGAGTAGCGCTATAGCTGAAGCCGGTGTACATGACGGCGCCGATAAATGCGCCGGTCCAGCGCCCGGGGCCGCCAAGGTGTTGGTAGCGCAGCTCGTTGTACCAGGACGGGCCAATGTTACGTGTCCAGTCGCTCGCGTAGGTCGACGGGTGCGAGCCGTTGCCCCGCATGAAGACCATCGGCGGCTCGAGCCCCTTGTAGGGGCGAACGTAGGTGATCCGCACGCCGACGCGCTCGTACCAGCGCCAACCGACGCCGTAGGGTTCGCTGAACTGCAGGTGCTCCTTGGTGACCGTTGCCGGCACTACAACGTGCAGGCTGTGCGTCTCGTCGATCACCTTGCGTCCAAGGTCGTTGGATACCGCAAAGCCGTAGCTCATCGCACCACCCCTGTGACGATCGCGTAGTGGGCGTGGGCTGCTGTCGTCCAGCGCAGCAGCTTGCCGTCCATGTAGGCATATGGCGCGATAACGTCCTGGAACGTGTGGTAATCGGCTGGCACGAAGCGAACCGCGGCGGAGCTGCCCAGGTAGGCCGACAGGTCGATCGCGCCGGAGCTGTTGGCAGGCAGGTACTGCAGCGACTCCTGCCTGATAACCGGCATGAAGATGTTGAAGGTCTCGCGCCCCTGCGCGTCGTAGGTGCGGAACCCCGGGTTCATGCGTTGAGATCCCCGATATGCACGCGCAAGCGCCCGGCGCTGTCGAACACTTTGATCACGGTGTCGCGGATCTCCATGCGCCCGCCGGCCCCCGCGCCGTTGAGGGTCAGCCCCCCATTCTTGTCGAGCACCCAGCGGCGCAGGCCTGCCGCGTTGACGGCGCTGGACTGGATGACCCCGCTGATGTTGGCGTCGCCGACCCGCAGGCTGTCCACGTCCAGCATGTCGGCGCGCAGTTTGCCCGCAACGGTGGTGACCGGGCTGCCAGCGCCATCGAAGATCTTGCCGAAGCCGATGGGGCCCAGCTGACCCTGTTGAATCGAGGCGTCGCGGATGAACGCGGAGTCCATGTAGACCTTCCCGTCGACCACCATGAACGGTTTGACCTTCGAGTTGGCCGCCCCCGGCCGGGCGACCCAGAAGCGGTCGGCCAGCACGGCGAAGTCGGCCTGCGTGCCACTGTTGTAGGCGCCGAAGCCGCTGACGTAGCCGTTCACGTCGAGCTTCAGGGTGTAGGCGCCAGACAGCCCGTTGATGCTTTCGGCATGCTGCTGGATGCTTGCGGTGTTGCCCGCCATCGTGCTCTGCACCGTCGCGAGACTGCTGGCCAGGGCGGTGTCGGCTGTGGCCAGCACGGCCATGTCCGTGCGGATTGCGGCCTCGGTGTCGCCGATCTCAACGCGCAACTCCTCGATGCGCGTGGCCATCGCCTCGTTCTCGCTGATGAACACCTCGCTCGACACTTTGTGCGCCGCCGAGCCGACGGCATTCGCCGCGGCGATGACCTGCTGCACGGCGCTGAGGGCGCTGTCCCCACTGATGCGGGCCTGGGCCTCGACGTAGATGCTGGACTGCAGCTCGCCGGTCTCGACGTACAGCGCGCTCACGTCCGAGGCCAACGCCTCGTCGGCACTGACGCGCGCCTGCTGCTCGCTCACCACGTCGGCGGCCACGCCCTGGGCGTAGCTGGTCAGTGTGGCGATGCTCGATGCCAGCGCGCCGTCGCCGTCGATCCGCGCCTGCCGCTCGATGGCCATGCCGACGGTGTAGTCGCCCCCCAGCCCCGCCTCGATCTGCTCGATCTGCGTGGCCAGCGCCGAGAAGCCGTCGGCGCGCGCCGTCTGCTCGGCGGTGATCTTGGCGTCGGTATAGCCCTGGGCGCTGGCCAGGCCGGCGATGCGCGCGTCGCGCTCGGCGGCGATGCTGGCCGACAGCGCGCTGTTCTGGCTGGCCAGCGCTGCGGCGCGGGCCGCGCTTTCAGCCGAAATCCGCTGCGCAACGGAGCCAGCCAGCGTTGTCGGGCCGTCGATCTTGTCGATCCGGTCGCGCAGGGTCTTGTCGAGCTGCGACGAGCCGAGCGTTCCCGACAGCTGCGCCAGCAGGTAGCTGCCATCTGGCAGCGGTTGCGCGAAAGCACCGTCCGGCGAGTTGGGTGGGCCCTCGATGTTGGCGGTGGAGCTGAAGGTGACCCAGTAGTAGTAGCCGGGCAGGCTGAGTGGATCGCTGACGCTGGTGATGTCGTTGCGCACCCGGTCGCTGTAGAACATCCCCGCTTCGCGACCGACCAGCGCCGCATTGGCGAAGTTGTCCGTTTCCGAGCGGTAGATGTTCGCGTACGCATGATTGCGGTACCGCTCGTGCGGCGGATCCCAGGACAGATGGACCATGCCGAAGAAGCTGCCGGTTGCGGCGAAGCCAGTCGGCGCCGGCGGCACTGACAGGTCAGGCGGAGCATTACCTGGCACCAGGCCCGAGCCAGGGTTGCCGGCGATCCGCAGGCGCGCCACGCCCCCGTCCAGCAGGTCGCGGATGGTCGGCTTGCGGTCCAGCGGGTTACCACGCACGCCCTCGCCCGTCTCGAGCATCTCGGTCATGGCGGCGATCAGCGGGCGCAGCTCGGCCGGCGCCTTGGCGGGGACCGGCGGCAAGGTCTTGCGTCGAGTGTTCATCGGTGCCTCACGGCAAGCGGGTGGGCGAGCTAGACGATCTCGCTGGGCGAGGAAGCGATCTGCACGGACAGCACTTCCGTCTCGCCCTCGATCTCGATTTCCCAGTCCCGGCTCAGGGTGTAGCCGGCGGGCAGGCGGAACAGCCGGGCATCCGGTACGGCCAGCTCGAACACCTTGGCGCCGTCGGCGAACAGCCGCAGAGTGGCCGGGTACTCTCTGGCGATGAGCTTGCCGCAGGTGAAGCCAGCGGCGCCGGGCGGGATCTCGTGGACCTTGGAGCGCCAGCGTAGGGTCATCGGCTGACCCTTGCCCCAGGCCGTGATGCTGCCGCCCTGGATCAGGTACAGCGTGTCGTCGGCCAGGTCGTAGTAGCCGCTCTCGGCGCCGATGTCGAAGAACTCGAAGCCCTCGCCCGGGGTGAACGTGAAGCAGCCGCCCTGGTAGAACGCCAGGTAGCGTCCGTCGTAGCGGTAGCCGTGGATGGTCTCCGGCTGCAGGGCGAGCCACTGATCCTTTCCGATCATGCCGGCCGTCAGCAGGCGGGCTTGGCCGCCACCCACCGCTACCAGCCCATTGGGCGAGGCGTAGACGGCGAACTCGCCCATATCCACCAGGGACCGCCCGGACAGGCACGGCTGATCCTCGTCGAGGTGCGAGTCGGCCATGGCGGCCGGCGACGAGCCAGTAACCATGTGCGGACGTCCGTTGGTGGCCACCACCAACCCGCCGGCAACTGCGGAGATGCCCACGATGTCCTCGGTGAACGCCAACTGGTAGGACACCGGCCAGGCGTGCGGCCGATATGCCTCGCAGAAGCACAGGGTGTTGTCGAAGTAACCCGCCATGAAGCCACCCGGCAGCGCGGTCAAGCCGACCATTCGGCTGTCGGGCATGTCCCACTCGATGGAAGGCAGGGCGACGCCCATGTTCTCGCTGGGCACGCTGTCGGTGAAGCTGCCGGCGGCCGCCGTCACGTCGCCGACGAACTGGTAGACCCCGGCGGACTCGGCGCGGTAGATCCGCTTGCTGACGATGTCGTGCGCGCCGCTGGGCACCCCGGGCAGCGCGATCTCGACGTTGCCGCCTGCCGGCGCATCTTCAACCATGTCCCAGCGCACGATGGCGCCGCTCGGCGGGCTGGGCGGCCCCTCCTCGCCGAAGCGGCTGATCAGAGTCACCACGTAGTAGGCCTGCACGGCCGTGATCGGCTGCTCGTCGAGCGGCACGCGGCCCGCTGGTGCGCTGGTGGTCGGTGCTGCGGCAGGTGCCGGAATGCCCAGGCGGAAGCTGCTGCTCGGCCATGGCTGGGCGCCGGCGGTGATCTCGCCGATGCCACCCACCTTCGGCGCGCCATCGCCGGTCCAGTAGACCCGGCTCCAGGCATCGTCAGCCAGCATCGACTTCACGGCATGCACGCGTTTGCCGCTGCCCCAGGCCATCCAGAACCCGGCTCCGTTGTTGCCGCTCGGGTACCTGTACAGGGACGACGGCGCGATGATCCCCGGCAAGCCGGTCACGGCGCCGGGCGCGCGCTCAGGTTTCAGGGTGCCGCGGCGCAGATAGACGTTGCGCGCTACCTGGGCGTTGGCCTCGGGCAGCAGCCGCTCATCGATGATCGGCAGTTCGCCGCGGAACCCGGCAAGGGCGAGCTTCATGCAGTGACCTCCCGCCAGGTGCCGTCGGGTTCGCCCAGACCGAGCCAGGTGTAGTTCACGTCTTGGCTGCGTCGCACCCATTTCGAGCGGTTGTCCAGCACCCAGCCCTGGGCGTACAGGGCCATGTGCTGTTCCCCAGTCTCGGTGCGGCACCAGAGCAGTTCGGAAGAAACCCCGCGCACCGCCAGTTGATTCCTGCACCACAGCGCGAAGTCCTCGCAGTCGCCGATAAGACCGGTCTGCCAGTGCTCCGGCCGCTGGTATTGCTCACGGTCAGCGACGTAGCGGTGGCCGCGGTGGGCCTTGTCCAGTACGTCCTGGAGAATTGTTTCCAGGTCCATCAGCACTTACCCCCACGTTGACGCAGGTCCACACAACCCCAAGGCGGGTCGATGGCCTGCCCTTTCTGCAGGGGCACAGGGCCGGCGCAGCCGACCAGCAACAGGCACGCGGCCAGCAGAAAACGGATCATGTACGCGCCTCCGGGGGGAGATGCCGGCGTTCGCGCTCGGACTCGAACGCCCGACGGCAGTGGTCGGCTTGCCAGAAGAACAGCCCGTCGATGACTCGGCGGGCCAGACTCCAGCGGCGCTTGCGCCCGTCCATGCGGTAGGCGCGGCTGGACAGGGTTTCGTCCGGCCAGCCGGCCAACAGCACGTTGACGAGCTGATCGATGGCGATCAGCAGGTTAAGCATCCGGCTCGCCCTCGGTCACAGGCGCCGGGTGACGCAGCGCGTACAGGTACTGCGTCTCGGCGCTCGCCCCATCCACCAGCGACTGGGCAGCGGCGCGCTCGGCGGCATCCTCGGCATTACCCTCGACCGCCGACAGCGCGAGGCGAGCCAGCGCGGCCTCGTGATCGAGCACCGCCTGCAGCTTGATCATGTCGGCACGCGCCGCGACGCCCTCTTCCTGAGCTGCGACAACAACGGCCCGGAAGGCTTCCACTTCGATCTCGTCCTCGGCCGACAGCGGAACGCCCAGAGCGACCCCCTGCAGCTTGCGCACCAGGATGGTTTCGGCCTCGGCCGAGACCTCGCTGCGTACCAGCGCCTCGGTACGGCGGACGATGTCCGCCTCGCTCCACACGTCGTTGCTCAACAGATCCACGCAGCTCATGGTCAGGCCCTCACAGTCATGATCGAAACCCAGGCGCCGTTACCCGGCGCCACGGCGAAGTTGACGGTCCAGCGGAAACCGTCGAATGCCAGGGTGTAGTCCTTGGTGCTGCCGTTACGCTTGAGCACGCCGGCCGAGTAGACGCCGACCACACGGACGCCGATCGGCAGGATGAACGCGGTCTGGCCGGTGATGGCGTCGAACTCGTGGAACACGGGACGGGAGCCCAGCGCGCGGGCTGCATCGTCCAGCCGCTCAACCTCCTCGCGCAGCGAGTAGGCAGGGACGTAGATGTCGACGGCCGATGCACCCGCTTGGGCGACCGCACCGCCGCTGGCCGACAGCGCCTTGACGGCACCCACCGAGGTGGCTTCGCTGGCGACACGGACCAGGCCCTGGAAGGCGCTGCGCCCCCAGCTGGTGCCGACGTGCAGCAGGTCGGTGTCCTCGTCGTAGGTCAGCGCAGTGACCGCGCTGGAAGTGCCGGCCAGAGCGCACTGGGCGTTATCCTCGAACAACTTGCGCTCGGTCTCGTAGATGTACTTGAGCTGATCGGCGCTCGGCCACATCGCCGTGGCGCGCAGCATGGCCAGAGCGCCGTTGGTGAGCGGTAGGGTGCCGTCGACGCCAAGACCGACGCGCAGCACCGCGTTGCTGTTGTTGAGCGAGCCGACCGAGCCACGGGCCACCGGGGTGGCCAGATCCTTCCCGCCCGCGCTCACCAGGCGGAAGTTGGTGCCATCGAAGCCCATAACCAGCCCGGTGCGCCAGACCGAGTCATCAATCACCGTAGAGCTGGTCAGGGTGATGGCGTTGGTGCCGTCGCTGAACGTCGCCTTGAGCGTCCCAGCGGCCAGCACTTCGAGACGGATGCGCGCGCCCGAGTAGGCGCCGCCGGTGTAGTAACCCCGCTCGAACACCACCTCGTCGGCCGAGTTGGCGGCTTCTTTCAGCGGCACGAGGAATGCGAAGGCGGCGGTGCCGAAGTCCAGGTCGCTGCTGTAGGGGCGTTCCAGGTAGTTGGCGGTCGAGAAACCGGAGATCGCGCCGAGGCCGGCACCCGTGGCCACCGGGGCACGGGACAAAGCACCTTTGACCCCCAGGCCAATGTTCTTGACCGATCGGTCGGTGATGATTTCTCGGACAGAGACGTTATCGAAGTCGGCATAGTTGCCTGCATTCGGGAAGCTTGCCGAAGCCGGGGCCGCAACACGTAGGCGGGCTGTGGTCGCCCCCGTAGTAGTCGCGGTAAATTCGTAGGTCTTCCCCGCGTCGACAGCAATCGTCGCCGAGCCACCTACCGTGAAGTAAGCCCGCCCGTTTGCATCGTTGCTACCGCTGCCGAGACTGAAACGGTAAGACTTCCCAGCAACCACACTGAGCTGCTGCGTCGCATCGGCGAACGCCCCGCCTGCCGCGGCCGTGACCCGTAGCGCGCCGCCAACCACCGACAAAATCGCGTTATCTGCCGTCCAACCCGTGGTGTCCGTATCGAACCCACCATTGGTCACCAGCTCGGTATCCGCCAACGTCTCGGTCACGCCATCGGCTCGGTTGATCCAAGCGCCGCGAATGTCGCCGGGCATCCAGCCGCTGGCATAACTATGCGCACTTATGGCCGCCATTGCTTTTGTGGGTCCCGCTACGTTTTCGCGCAAATGGATCACGCGGCTGTACGCAGCGGCGGCCCCCGAAACTGCAAAGGCGGATTTGCCAGCGGGGCGGCCAGCAACCTTTACAGTTGTGCCCCATCCACTCAAATAATGCGAAGGTACTGTGGCATAGGATCTGCCAGCGACAAACGACCAATTCGGTACGTCCCATAAGTTGACTGTTGGGTTACCTTCGCCGCCTCCTGCGCCGCTATCCGTAGCGGAGTAGAACAACAGCCCATCGCTGTCTAAATGCACAGTGCGGCTTTTGGTGCTACCGAAACTGCCCACCGTCCCATCGTGCTTGATCACCGACACCCCGCCGTCGGTCGCCACGGCAATCGTCGGCACCGGCAGCTCAGTGACCGGGTCGATGGGGGAGTCGGGGAGGACGGTCAGAGCCACATCGTTGACCGCACGGTTCGCCAGCGCCCAGGAACTCGGTAGCCACGTCGGGCGCCCGTTAATTGCTGCGGGAGTGGGACCGCTGACCAGACGAGTTTCGTAGTAGAAGTTGCTGCCCCAGACCCAGAACCACCTGTTGTTGAGCAAATCGAACTCGCGCAGCCCGTCATAATCGGACGCGCTCGCATCGTTGTGTGCCGTCAGAATCCGACCCTGCCCTGCGCACACAGCGACAGCCGCCTTGAACCAGATTGCATTTCCGGAGATGAATACGGCCCACATGGGGGAGCCCGGCTGAGTCAGGTCCCAGACTACCAGCCGGGTATCCTCGAGCGTGATCAGCGCCCGCGCCGGAAACTCCCGCACATTGCCCCGGAACACCTCGGTCCTGCCGCTGCCCTCGTTCAGGGCGTAGAACTTCGCGTTGGTGGTGTCGTAGTAGTAGTCGTTGGTAGTCGCGCCGCTGATCGCGCGGGCCGCCGCCTCACTGGCTGCTGACCCCAGCCACTTGCCATAGATCGCTTCCCGGTACCAAGACGCGTGCTGGCAGCGCTTGCGCCAGGCCCCGCCGTCCGAGTCCTTGCTGGTGTCGTAGATCACCGCGTCGACCAGGGTCGTCGAGGCGAACACGGTCTGGTCGATAGCGGCCAAGTCGAGCTTGCTGGTGGTCTGGCCGAGCACGGCGCTGGCCGCAGCAGCAGCACTGGCCGCAGCTTCGCCGGCTTTGCTGGTAGCGGTGGCGACGCTGGTGGCCACGGCAGTCTGCACGCCGGTAACGGTGCCCGCGCTGGCTGCCGCATTGTTGGCGTGGGCCTGGGCGGCCGTCACGTTGGCGGAGGTGACGTTGATGCTGGCCGCCGCCTCGTCGATGGCCTCGTTGGCCTGCTGCTGGGTGCTCGTGACGGCCGCTACCAGCGAAGCATTGGTAGAGACGAGGGACTGGACCGCCGCCTCCAGGGTTTCGTAGCTCATCGGACTACCTCGTTGTGAGAACGATCAGGTTGTTGGTAAGCGCCACATCGACGATGGCGCGGTTGGCGTAGGTCAGTTGGACGGCCTCGTCGATGGCAGTCAGATCCCCGTACAGGGCTTCGGCACCGGAAGCTGCAGTCTCGGCTGCGGTCCGGGCGGTTTCGGCGGCGCCGCGCTCGGCGGCAGCCACACCGGCATGCCCAGCGGCTGCGGTCTGCTGCTGACTGGCGTGCGATGCAGCCGCGTCCGCCGCCTGTCGGGAAGCCTCGGCCTGCGCCTCCGACTGGGCGGCGGCCTGGGCATTCGCGTCTGCCGTCAGCGCGGAAGCGGCAACAACGCCTACCGTCGCCTCGGCGGCAACGGCGGACTCTTGCGCCTCGTCGGCCCACGCCTGGGCGGCGGCGCTGTGGGATTGCGCCTGCTGGGACGCCTCGTCGCTGCGCTCGGCATGCTCCGCAGCTTCGGTCAGCAGCGCCAGGGAGCGCGCCGCGTGCACCGTGAACAGCAGATCCGACTGCAGACGGTTGGCATAAGTGAGTTGCACGGCTTCATCGATGGCCGCGAGGTCGCCGTACAGCGACTCGGCGCCAGTGCGGGCCGCTTCAGCAGCCACACGATCCGCATCGATCTCACTGCGCAGGTTCTCGGCGTGGACGATCAGGTCCGCGCTGCGATCCAGAGAGGCCGTGGCGGCCTCGACGGCATCCTCGGCAGCGGCCTCGGTCGCCATGCGATCCGCAGACACCTGGGCCGCGACGCCTAGCACGGCAGTGCGATCTGCCGCCACGGCGGCTCGGTCTGCAGCAGCAGCCCCGGCGGCGGCACTGGCGTCGTTCGCGCTGATCTGGGCGGCGCCCGCACGCGTCTGCGCCAGCACTGCCGACTGCTGAGCGGCGGTTGCACTGCTGCCAGCAGCGACGCTGGCATCCTCGACGGCGGTGCGGCTTGTGGCGGCTGCGGCCGCATCGTCCTCGGCGGCGGCCACGGCGGCCTGAACAGCCTCGAGCCCGCCGAACAGTGACAGCGCCGACTGGGTGGCGGCCTGGGCGCCGGCCGCACTCTCGGCGGCCTCCTGGGCGCTGGCGGTGGCCGCGCTTTCCGACTGGGCGGCGACCTGGCTGGACAGTTCGGCTGCCTGATGGGCGCTTTCGGCGGCTTCGGCAGCGTCGGCCGCCGCCAGGGCCGCGGTCTGCGCCTCGACCCGCAGCGTCTGTGCTGCAGCGATGTTCGAAGCGGCTTCGATGGCGTGCGCCTGTGCAGCGTCGCGCGCCTCGACTGCGTTGGTCGCGGCGTCCGCCGCCTGGATGCGGTTCTGCTGGATGAGGGCGATGGACGCCTCGTCGTAGGGCTTCGGCGTCGGCGCCGGCAACATCACGATGTCGTGCAGCCAGACCTCGATGCCGGACTCCGGCACTGTGACCAGCTCATCCAGGAGCCTCGCGCCATCCGAGCCGCGCGCGGTGATGCGGTACTCGACGCCGGTCATGCCGACGGCGCTGGGCCACAGGACCAGCTCCGCAACGCCCTCCGCATCGGCCACGGCCTCGACCTGGCTGCGGTCGATGTAGCCGTCGACCAGACTGATACCCACGTCCGACAGGCGCGCCGTGACGCTCGCGCCAGCAGCAGGCAGACCGGATGGAGTGGAGACCCTGACCCGCAGCGTAGTGGTCTGCATCAGGTGAACCTCCTCGTGCGCATGCGGATGCTGCCGTGCTGCATGCCGTCGACGGCCATCTGCCGGGCATCGCTCTGCGCATCCAGGAATCGGCGCCGATGGAACTCGGCGAGCTCGGGGTCACGCCACGGCTGCGGCAGCCTCAGCAGGCGGTAGCGGGCGCCGTCCAGCAGCGCCTCTTCCCAACGGGCGATCAGCTCGGCCGGCATGTCCTGGCCGTAGGCCGGCCGGCAGGCGATGGCCCCCAGCAGGGTGCTGCTGTCCGGCATGCCGCACAGGAACTCGACGCCAGTGTCGTGCTGGCGGTAGTCGACGCCCGGCCGCAGGGGGCGCCCGTCGAGCAACAGGCGGATGATGCGCAGCGCCTCGGCACCGGCTGGGGCCTCGACCTCGGCATAGGGGGTGTTGGCGGCGACCACCACCGGGCCGTCGCGCACGATCCAGACATTGCCCTCGGCGCACAGCTCGCGCTGGGCCCAACGCAGCATGTCGCGGATGGTCGCCAGCGGGCAGCCGGGCAGCTCGGGGCTCAGGCTCTCGGCCAGCTCTTGGGTGTTCATGCCGGCGCGCCTCCGTTCGGGCTGCTCGCGCCGTCAGCCTGGATCTTCAGGCCGAGGGCCGCCTGTGCGGACTGCGAGTGCAGCGCGGCCCGGCTGAGGTTGGCCGCCGTCTCGGCATCCTTGGAGAACGCCCGTGCCAGCACCAGGTCCAGCAGGATCGGCACATAACTGTCGGGCAGCCGCAGCGACTCGATCGACGCGGGCGATGCCTCGCTGGAGAGGTGCGGCGCCGGCACCTTGGAGTACACGACCTCCAGCCTGGCCGTAGCCTTGGCCGGCGGGTAGACGAAGAAGCTCCGCGGGTCGAGCTCGTCGAAGGCGAAGTGCTCAATGGCCTCGGTTTGCGCCTCGCCATGCCAGCGGCGGCGGGTCGCGTCGAGGGTTTCGCGGGCGATCCGGATCACGGCCAGGCCTGCAGCACTGCCGGCGCGGTTGCAGATGACGTCGATCAGCCGCTCGGCGTCAGCCGGGACTCCCTGCCGGGTACCGGCCGCGCAGGCCAGCTCGGCGGTCACCGCATTCGCCGAGGGGCGAACGTCCACCACCACCGCGTAGGCCTCGTTGAGCCAGTCCAGCAGCTCGGTATTCGTCCAGCGCGTGCCGTCCTGGGTGATCTCCTGCAGGATCGTGCGCGCTCGGGTCAGCAGCTGGCCGACAGTCGCTGCCATGGCTCAGACCTCTTCCAGCTCGGTCAGCCCGGCGAGAGCCGACGTCCAGACCAGCAGGCGGCCATTGTCTTTGTGGCGCAGCAGGCGCTGTTTCGGTACCGGCGCAACCGGCTCTGGCTCGTCCTCGAGCTCCGGCAGTTCCGGGATGGGGTTAGGCGCAGGCGCGGCCGACTCGGACTCCTCCGCGAGTTTGGGCAGCTCCGGCAGCTCCAGCGACTCCAGCTGCTCAAGCGATTCCAACGAAACAGGGATCGCCGCAGGTGCCTGTGCAGGTACCTGCGCGGTGACGGGCGGCTGGGGCACCGGATCGCCGTCAGCTGCATTGAGCCCCGCCAGAACCTCGGCGCGCAGCGTCTCCAGGCTCTTGCGCTTGTCGATGTTCAGGCCCAGTTCCGCCAGCACCAGGGCTTCCAGCGCCCCCTTGTCCGCCGCAGCCTTCACCGCCTCGATCAGTTCATGCAGTTCCATGGTGGTCTCCAGAAACGGCAAAGCCCCCGATGTGGGGGCTCTGCTCAAGGGGTGGGTCAGCCGCGGGTGGCGTACAGGTGGCCGATGGCTTTCGGGTCGATGACCTTGGAGCCATAGACGTTGAGGCCGCGCACCAGGTTGCCGAAGTCGCTCGGGTTCTTCAGCGTCTCCATCTGGGTCATCTGGCTCGCGAAGGTCAGCGCCTTCTTGTGGCCGAACATGACGTTGGTGCACTTCTTGTTGCCGGCCGCCACGTCGTTCACCACCGACAGGTTGTTGCTGAGGTAGACGGTGAAGCGGTCCAGCTGGCCGAGCTTGCCGTTGCGGAACACCGAAACGGAGTCGCCCATGATGCTGGCGTCCTTCAGGTCGGACTTCTTCAGCATGCCGCCCATCCAGGCCGGCAGGATGATCCAGCGGTTGGTCTCCGGCACGTTCTGCTCGTCCAGCACGGTGCCGCAGTCGACGATCAGATCGAGCACGTTGGTCTTGCTGACCGCCACCGGCGTACCGGCGACACCGAGGTTGATCGCATCGGACTTCGCGCCGGCAGTGGCACCGGCGTTGTCGGCATGCACGTCGGCGTAGTGGCGGGCGAGGATGTCGGTGTCGATGGCGATCTTCATCTGCTCGCCGCCGTCGTCCGAGAACTCGTCCATCAGCTTGATGTCGGCCTGGTAGCGGTCAATGTCGTTGACCTCGAACGCGAAGTACTTGGCCTTGTCGATCTGCAGCTCGACCTTGCCGGAGGTCGGCTTCTCGTAGGTCAGGCCGCCGCCGATCTGGTAGTCGCGGATGGTGATGTTGGGCACGGTGCGGATCTGGACGGTATCGCCCTGGTTCTTGATCTCGCCCTCGTAGTCGGTGTTGGCGATCTCGCCGAAGCAGGTGGAGGCATAGAGCTTCTCCACCAGCTTGCCGGACCAGATCTCGGGGATGAAGCCAGCGGTGCCGCTGGAGCTGTAGTCGGGGTGACTGCCAGCGCGGGTCGGGCCTGCCATGATGATTCTCCTGAAACGTGACGCCTCTCGGCGTTATCGGGCCGCCTTAGCGGATACGGCCCTGGGCCTGGGCGGAAAAGATGTCGGCTTCGAGCGCGGCAGCCTTGTCGGCCGGCATGCTCGCCTTGTCCCGGTAGAACTGGCTGATCTCGCCGCGGGTCCACACCTTCGCCGCCGAAGGCTCGGCGGGCGCGGCGCGGGACTGGCGCGGCTGTACCAGTTCGTCGGGGATGGTGGTTTTCTTCGGCGCAGCGCCCGCGAACGACCGGAAGATGGTCGCAACCCGGTACGGATCGAGGGAGTGCTGCGCGCTGGCCAGCAACTGCTGGCGAGCTGCCCCGCTCATGGGGTCGATTTCGGTAAGCCAGGCCAGGAAGTCCGGGTTGGCGTTGATCGCACGGAAGTTCGGTACCTGCTCTTCGAGTGTTGCCCAGAAACGAGCCTCGGCGTCCTGCTGCTTCTCCTCGCGCAGCTGGCTCAGCTCGCTCTTGATGGTCTGCAGGTCGCCTTGGTCGGCCTTGGAGGCCTGCGCAGCGGCAGCACTGCCGGCGACGCGCTTGATCAGGTTGACCAGGTCAGGTCCGAACTCGTCGATCTCCTCCGGCGTCAGGTCGGCCATAGCCTCTTGGGCGCGCTGCACGGCAGAGCCTTGCTGGGCACTTGGCGCGGCGGCGATCTGCTGCTTGAGGGTGTCGATTTCCTTGCGCAGCGCAGGCACCTCGACGTTGTACTTGCCCTGGATCACGTCGAAGCGGTGGCGCCAGTAAGCGGCGTCCCGGGTTTCGGCCTGTGCAGGCGGCGTCGGCTCAGCGGATTGCGCGGTATCGACGGGTGCGGCGTCCTGCGGTTTGGCCTCGGGAGTCGCCTGGTCGGCGGGATTCTCGGCCTCGGCCGGCTTGTTCAGCTGGCTCTGCAGGCGCTGGGCGGCGTCGATCTGGTCTTGCACGGAGCGGGGTAGCATTCGGGTGTCTCCTTGACGCCTCTCGGCGTTGAGTGAGCCGGCGGTCGCCGGGGTTCACGTTTCGGGTTCATGGGTTCGTCGTGCATGGCCGGGCACGACGAGCAGTCGCCCATAAGCAAACCGCCCGCAGGCGGCTTGGTTATGCGCACTGCGGTAGCGTCACTGGCCGCGCTGGGCCTGTTCGCGCGCCACCTCGCGGCTGTTCTCGATCTCCTCCAGCAACTCGGCCAAGGCCGCGGCGCGGCCCTGCAGGCGGTAGATCACCGCCGGGTCGCCATGCTGCTCCAGCTGGTCACGCGCCCGTCCCCGGGCCTGGCGCAGACACTCCTTGAACACCTTCCAGTCCGGGCTGTTGCTGGACTCCAACCGGGACAGGGCCTTGTACTGGTCCGCCGATAGCTGCATTGAGTGCTCCCATGGTCTGTAGCTGGCCCAGCAGGGACTGGATCTCCAGCAGGATGCGTTGCGTCTCGGCCTGCGTCTTCTCGGCGCCGGCATGCTTCTGTGCGGCCTCGGCCTGGGCCTTTCCGGCCTCCAGCTGCGCCTGCTGCTCGGCCTGCTGGGCCTGCTGCTGGCTCTGCTGCTCGACGCGAGCCTTGATCGTGGTCTCGTCTGGAATCAGGTCGGGCATGTCCAGCTGCTCGCCCACCGAACGCAGGAGCCTGGCGCGGCCCTCGATGCCGAGGATCTGCATGTCCAGGTCGTTGGCCGTGCCCTGCAGGAACTGCTGACGGGCCTGCTGGGTCTGGTCGCGCAGTAGCTGGGCCGTCGCGCCCTGAGCCACCACACGGCAGTCACCCTTGATCGATGGATCGTCGCTGTAGCGCATGTTGTGCAGCCACAGAGCGCTGATCACCCGGCGGGTGACGCCGCGGTCGATGTGCCGGATGGCGTCCTTGATGCCCTTGTTCGCGCTCTCGAACAGCATGGACAGGCCGCGCGCGGTGTTGCCGGCGCCACCCACCTGCTCGTTACCATAGGCGTAGCGCGGGATGTTGGTGGCATCGTCGGCGCGCTGCTCCCACTGGGAGTAGACCTGCATCAGCTCGCCGGCCAGGCTGGCTGGCTGGTAGAAGCGAATCGCCGGTGCAGGCGTGCCAGTGCCGGTGCGGTCGGTCTTGGTCCGCCAGCGCTTCATCGGGAAGATCTCGTTCGGGTCTTCCCCAGGCTGCAGACGGTCGGTGGCCACCTCGATCTGCGGGCCGCTGGCGAACGCCATGTTGTTGGCTTGGGCGCGAGCGACGGCACAGCACATGTCCTGAATGTCGGCCATCAGCTCGGGGATGCCGATTCCCCAGAAGCTGCCCGGCACCAGCTGGAAACTGGCCTTGTGGTAAGGCCGCTCCCCCATCGGCGCCTGGTTGATCACACAGCGGATGACGTGCTGCCCGATCAGGATGGCGTCGATCTCGTACTCGGCCAGCGGGTCGGAGATCTGCTCGGGTTGCAGGCCCCACTGCAGCAGCATCAGGCCCTGGGCGCTGCCCCAGTAGTGCAGGCCCTCGATGGTCTCGCCCTTGTTCAGCCACTCGTTCTCGCGGTCCTCCAGGCGGGCGCGCTCGGCGTCGGTCGCCAGCCAGTCGCGCAGGCCACCGCGTCCGTAGTCGGTCAGCACCGCCTCCAGAGCCTCGCTCGAGTAGCCCGGCACGCCGCGCAGCCGATTCAGCCCGCCGCGGGTGTAGCGCTCGCGCTCGATCAGATATGCCCCGTCATCGATGTCGCTGGAGTCCGGCGACGGGTAGATGTCGTAGGGCGAGACGCGGGCGAACTGCGGCTTGATCGCCTCCACCTCGAGCATCTGCCAGCCCTCCCGCCAGGCCAGCTCCGGCACCCGCTGCAGGAGCGGACCGCGGATGAACGCGGCCGGGTAGACGCAGAAGTCGTCGATGAACGCCTCCAGCGCCTCGTACCAGCCGCCCTCGGTCAGTTGGTCGTCGATCACCTGCTCGTGGCGGTCGGCGATCTTGCGCGCGGTCTCCTGCAGGTAGCGGCGCATGGCCTCCTCGACCTGCTCGGGGCTCATCTGCTGCGCCTGCTCTCCCATCTGCTGGGCGAAGCGCTGCAGGTACTCCGGCGGAATCTCAGCCACCGGTGTCGGGTCCAGCCCCCACGGCCGGCCACTGGCCGGCATCAGCACGTCGCGGATCCAGGCCGCCGCGGCACGGGTCTTGGTGGTGGTCAGCTTCGGGTAGAGGGTCGATCCGCCCTCCTCCGCGATGCTGCGCAGCTTGTCCTGCTCGTAGAGCCCCTTCTGCCGACGCGCGCAGTCGAGCAGGCGGCGCTCGATCGGCTGCTTGGCGGTCTTGGCGCTCTCGAAGCAGCGACGGATGTGGGCGCTCAGGGAGGATTCGACCGCCTGCTGCCGCAGGGCCTGCTCGCGGCGCTGCTGCTCGATCAGCTCGTCGGCCTTGAGCGCACTGGCCGGCTTGAACTGCAGGAGACCCAGGTTCATCGGCTGCCCCTCATCGGATCGGCGCCCCTCAGCAGGGTGATGTGCTCGTGCATGGCTTCGATCTCGGTCTGACGCCCGGCCCGGCGCAGCTGGGCAGCGTGCTGGATGCCTTGCAGGTTCTCTAGCAGGTCACGCATGTAGGTCGCCGGATCCGCTGCGAACTCGGCCAGCCGCACATTCAGCTCGACGCCCATGCCGGCGGCGGTGTCGAACTGCAGGCGCACGGTCGGGTGCTCCTCGTAGTGCTCGACGATGATGCCGCGGTCGATCTGGATGGCCCCGATGTCCGGGCGCAGGCGCGGCGACGGCACAGCCAGCGGAGCCAGCTTCCCGGCAACGAAGGCCGCCACCTGGGCGGCGTTCACTGTGATGGTGGTGGTGCTCATGTGTGCGCGCCCCAGCGTGCTCGGCCCCGGCTGGTGTTCGCCGCCGGCGGTGTGTTGATGGCTCCGGTCGCGCGCTCGAACAGCCCGCACCGCGCCAGCGTCTCGAAGGCCTTGGCGCCGTGCGACGCCCAGTCGTGACGCGGCGTCGAGCGGTACACGCCCAGCCGGTCATCCCAGTCCTTCCGGTAGTTGTCCAGGCAGTCGACCAGGCGGTCGACACCCACCTTCTTGCCGCTTTCCTCGCTCTCTTCGTCCTGCGCGGGGTTCTCGGCGAACCAGCACAGCGGCAGGAACTGGCGAACGGCTTCGATCCCCTCGGCGTGGTTGCTGATCCGCGGGACGATCTCGAAGCGGATGCCGAACTCGGCCGCCTTGTCGATCCGCGCCATGCCGGTTCCCAGCTCGCGCACTGCCAGGTCGTGCGGGCCGTAGTGGGCGCCGTAGATGTAGCCCTTCTTGCGCAGCTCGTCGGCGTAGAACTCCAGCCCCTCGCCGCTGCCTTCGAGGTAGTCGATGACGTGCACCTCGCGGCCGACCACTTGGGCGAACACGATGGACATGTTGTCGCTCATGCCCAGGTCCCAGGCGGTGATGACCGGCAGGCTCGGGTTGTACTGCACCCGCCGGGTGATCCGGCCGTGCTTGCGCAGGAAGCGCATCTGCTGCAGGTAGTAGGCGCCCTCGACCGACTGGGCGAACGCCTCATCAGGGGTCGACGGGTACTCCCGCTTCATGTCGTCCTTGAGCGTCTCGACCTTCTTCGCGTACCAGGCCTGCTGCTCGGGCGTGGTCTTGATGCCGTACTTGTCGGCCAGCTCGCCGAAGTAGTCATGCAGCCATGACGGGATCACCACGCCTGCCGCATCCAGCCGGTAGGCCGGCTCGTCCCACCACGGGAAGAAGTGGAACTGCCAGTCCATCTCGGTGGGCGTCTTGCCGGCTTCCTTGAGCTTCTGCGCGATGGCGCAGTAGTCGAAGAAGTAGCCCTCCCGCCCCTCTGCGGTGCTCTCCAGCGTCACCTGGTTGCCCAGGCCGACCGCCTCGAAGGCGCCGGTGACGATCTCCTGCGCCTTGTCAGGAAACTTGCGGCAGATCTTGCCGAACTCGGAGACGTGCAGGCGCTGCAGGGTGCCGCCGCGGTAGCTGGTCGAGACGCGAATGCTCGAGCCGTTGTCGAAGACGTAGCTGTCGCCCTTGTCGCTCTTGGGTGCCGGCATCTTCAGGCCGATCAGCTGGAAGATCGCCTGCCAGGCCGCGGACTGGCGCAGCTGGTCGTAGGCGAACTTGATCTTGTTGCGGAAGATGTCCTGGGCATCGACCAGCGTGTGGGCAATGCAGCCGGCCGCGAAGTTTGCCGTCCAGAGGCAGTCGTCCAGCGAGTCGATCATCTCGAACGTGGTGAACCCGAGCTGTCGCGCCTTGAGAATGACGTCCCGGCAGTGGCGCTCGATGAATCGCTGCCGCTGCTGCTTGTTCGGCCGGAAGGTCTTCACCTTCCCCGACTTGTCCTTGATCTTGTACAGCGCGTTGAGCCGATACCACTTGTTGCCCAGCGCGAGGACCAGATCCTTCTTGTCCTTGAGCGTGCCGGCTCGGTGCATGGCCAGGTAGCGGTCGCCCTCTTCGACGATCCGGGCGCGAACCCGGTCGGCCATTACTCGACCACCTCGGCCAGCAGTTCGTCCAGCGTCTTGCCGACCGCCTTGCCGGCGCCGTCATCGTCCAGCCCGTAGGCCTGACGCTCCAGCCGGACCACCCGCTCCAGTGCCATCGTGGCATTGCCCAGCGTCTTGCCGGCATAGTCGAGCGGCACGTCGACCTCGGCGGTGTCGCCGCCCTTGAGCTGCACGGTGACCGTGCCCTTCTCCAGCTGCCGCTCCAGCAGATCCATCAGGCTCTCTGCCAGCGTCTTGGCCTTGCGCAGCAGGTGCTGGTGGCCACGAACGATGCCGGCGCCAACCTCCGCTGCCTGCTCGACGATCTCGGCGTCGGTCTCCGCCTTCACGACCTCCTGGGCGATGGCCCTGCCGGTCTTCTCGCGGACGCGCTGGCGGATCTGCTCGGACAGGTCACGCTGCCAGTTGCCCTCCTTGGCCCGGGCACGGATCGCACCCTCGCTCGGGCCGTGCATGCGCGACAGCTCGCGGTTGCTGTACTGGCCGGTGCGGTAGTCGCGCTCGATGGCGGCCCAGTCATAACGGGCCGTGGGGCGTTTCTTCTCGGTCATCGCACACATACCTCGCGCACGTACTGCTGCAGGCCGAGGATCATCTGACGACTCAGCGCGAGCTCGTCCCGGAGGGCGTGATAATCCGGTCGAGCGTCTGCTGCGAGCTCGGCGGCGCCTGCATCAGCCACGCCGGCGGCGCCGGAATAGGCGGGCACTGCGGGGCAGGCTGTCTTGACGAACAGCCGCTGGCCGCCAGCAGCAACGTCAGCGCGCAGGCGGTCGTTCTCGGCGCGGGCATGGCTCAACTCCTCGGTATGTTGCTGGTCGACGGCGTCGCGGGCGGCGAAGGCCTGTTCGGCCAGGCGAGCAGACTGCTGCAGCTGCTCGACCTGGCCCTCTGCTGTCGCCAGATCGCGCTGCAGGCCGCTGCGTTCGCTGGTCAGCCACAGCGCCAGCAGAGAGACGACGGCAAGGGCGGCCAGCAGCAGACGAATCATGCCGACTCCCGGATCTCGCGCAGGGCTGAGGCGTAACAGGCATCCCAGCGGTTGCGATGCGGCTTGCCCGGGCGCCAGGTGCGCAGGTAGAGCGCCCAGGCCTCGTCGGCCTTGCCGAGTCCGGGAAGGGGCTTGGGGTCGGTCCACAGAAGCAGGCGGCCGATGGCCATGGCCAGCACGTCATCACGCTCAAGGGAGGCATAGACAGCGGCGGTGGTCGGCTCGATGCCGCGGGCAGCACAGAGCGCCAGGGCGTGGCTGCGACTGGCCTCATGGGTCAGCACGCCGCGCACGCCGCCGGTCTCGAACTGGAGCAGACCGCGCGCGGGGCCACCGATCTGGCGGCGATGAACAAGGCCGGACTCCTGCAAGCCGATGGCGAGCAGTTGCGCCACAGCCTCGGGGCTGGCCATGTTGGACGGCAGCAGTGCCAGCGCCGGAGCGATGGCCTGGGCGCGAATCTCGCGGATCATCACTGCCCCTCCGACTTGCGCTGGCCGAGCCGGATCGCCCAGCGACGGAGTTCCTCAACCCCGACGAATCCGGTCATGCCGCCAGCGAACGTCGCCATGTTGTCCGGCAGGCCGAGCCACTGCAGCAGCGGCACCAGCGCAAGGGTAACGGCGCCGCACAAAGCGCCCTCGAGCAGCATCTGCCGGATGCTGCCGCCGCCGTAGACCACGCGCAGCACCGCGGTGATGATCGACAGGACGACCGCAGCCAGCGCCGGAGAGATGGACTGCAACCACCCGATCAGGTTGGCCAGGGTGTCTGCTTGCTCGTTCATCGAGTCCTCGCGGCCCGCATGGGCTGAATAGGTGCCCGGTTGCCCGGGCGATTGTGGCCACGCCTCCCGGCGTTGCCCTGGCGCGTCTCTCGACGAGGCCAAAACAAGAAGGCCCCGCAACACTGCGAGGCCCTATCAATCTGATGGCTGTCTTCCCAGCCTGCCCGCCACATGATCGGCGGCGCCGACACCCCAATGCATCGGTCTCGCCGTTCGATCAACGCGCCAGATCCCGAGTAACCGGAGGGGAACTGCGCGAGCTGCCGGTGTTTTCCATGACCACCCCACCGCCGGCCGGGAGTGTCCAGGCTATCCCCGAAGGGCCGCCCTGATGCGGGACCACCGTGAGCCGGTGGCGCACCCCAGAAACGCAAAAACCCGGCGCGATGGCCGGGTTTCTGTGCTTCATGCGGAATTTCGCACGATGGGAATATCGTGCCTAATACGGCACAAGCGCGTCAAGAGGATTCCTGTCCGAAACTTTCCACCGTCTCCGTTACAAGGTCGGCGAAGCTAACAAGCAGCTTCAACAGATTCCCTAACGTGTCGCCATATCCACCAAGCCTGCTCAGGGGGTTGTCCTGCGAAAGAGGCGTCTCAAGCAGGCAGACGATATTTCTACCGTCGTGTAACTCAAGGTACCCCTCGAAAAATGCTTTAAAGTCAGCCTTAAATTTTCCTTCCTCACCACTCTTCCCAAAAGCCTTGTTCACTATCTCATCAAGATTATCGACACACCCATTATTGTGGACAATCACATGACGAAACTTCTCTATCAGAAGCAGCACGACTCGATAGTTTACACCCCTAGCATCTTCAACTTCCAACCGCGCAAAATTCTCGGAAGAAGCACGAAAACGTTCGATTATGCTATAAGGTCGATCTTTCTTCCTTCTAGCGCGACCTAATAACCATTGGAAGTCTTTTTTGTCGACATCCTCCTGCACGACATCACCGAAATCTGACATCCACCAGACGCTCGGACTACGCATCGCTGCAGCTGCATATGACTCTTCGAGAAAGTCTTCCAAGGCCTCATACGCTTCGGCAAGTATCCATTGATACTGCTTGATCTTGTGGATCCGGCAGTCCACCAGAGCTTGCCCTACATCTGCCTCCCTTCCCAACGGGGCTATAGGGGCCCCATTCGAAGGTCTGTAGTATAAAAATCTTTGGGCTGATATGCAGTCACCCTCAGACACATTAATCCGCCTTAGATCGCGAACTTCATTGTCAATAAGCCGTTTGGTTGCTCCTTGCAGCAGCGACAACTGGAATATCCGTTCGGCGAACTTATCGAATAGAACTCTCGGCTCCATGAAGGGCCAACTCCCTATTGTTGTAGTGATGGCAAAGCAAGATGCCATAGCTATGCAGCGGTCGCTATCCCCCGCTCCTCCTCCAACACCCGCGCCACCGGCTCCAGCGCTCGCACGTCCAGCCGGTCGCACACCCGAAACAGCTCCTGCACGATCCAGCCCCACTCGCGCGACCAGTTGCGCCGCTCCAGCCGGATACCATGATGATCGAACAGCCAGGCCCGGAACGTCCCAGGGCGTTCCAGCGGATCCGGGTTACCCATCCCGCCCTGCACCATCATCCGGTACCGGTACAGCACCCCGCGTGCCACCCAGTAGCCTACCGCCTGCTTCTCGGCGCTCAGCTGGTCACGCTTCCCCCAGCGCAGCCACAGCAGCGCATGCGCGATCCCCAGCCAAGCGTTGGACGTCTCGATGTTGATCTCCGGCGCATACAGGTGGTGCCCAAACGCCCGCAGATCGGCTGGCAGTGACGCAATGGCGCACTGGAACCGTCCAGCCAGCGCCTGATGAGCGATTCTGTCCAACGACCGATCGATCTCGCTAAACTGCACCTGCCCCCAGAAAGCCTGCTCCACCAGCGACTCCAGCATGCACTTCCCACCCTGGTACATGCAGTCGTGCCACGCCTGCCGCGCACTCAGCAATTTCATTCCCCAATCCCCCGCGCAGATCGCGAAAATAAGCGCCAGGCACGAATTGCCGGCGCCAAGCCCACATCCCCCATGCGCGCAGTACGCGCCTGCGCACCTTGCGCAACTGCGTAGCTGCGCACTACGCGCCCTCCATCAGCGGCACGATCCGCACCCTGACACCGGGCGTCTCGCTGTACCGGCGCCGGAAAACCCCGTCGGTCGCCTGCACGTCGTCCTTCCAGACCACCCCATTGCAGCCGTCACAGATGGCTTTGAGCACGTTGTCCGTGTCGGGCTTCTTCATCGGCAGCAGCTCGCCGGCGAGCGCCTGGACCTTCCGCTTTTTCGACATGGATTGAGGTACCCCATGCAGGATGTGCAGCTCGATCAGCACCGGACCGGTGATCATGTCGCGGCCCTGCATCGCCTCTTGGGCGGCCAGCGCTACCAGTCCCTCGTAGGCCACGGTCTTGGCCGGCGTGAACATCCGGGCATGCGAACCGACCCGACCGATCCGCGGACGCCCCTTGCCCTGGGGCTCGCCCGGGACGGTGAACACGATGGGACGGAAGTCAGACATTGGCGGCCTCCATATCCGGAGTGCTGACTACGCCGACCACCAATGCCGCGGAAAGATGGGTGCCCCTTGCGTGCTTCAGGATGCCTTCAGCACTCCTGAGCATCTCCCGAGCAGTGGCTAGGTGCTTACCGGCCCGCTCGGGATGCTGACGAGCCAACGCAATGTTCCTACGGCACTCGCGCAGATCGAAGTCGGCCATGTTTCGGCAAATTCTCGCGTCCAGAAACCTCTGCAACGGCAGCATGCGCAGCTCAGCCATGTGCCTGCCCTCCGCGGCAGATACCCATCTTGGCCAGCAGCAGCGCGCGGGCCTGTTTCGGATCGGTCGGCAGCCCCTGGGCGGTGATCAGGTCACGAGCCTCCCGGTGCGAGTGGGCGAACTGGACCTGCATTGGGGTCTTCTGCTGGTGCTCGATCGCTTTCGGGATCTCCCCGTCCAGCGGCTTACCCATCGCGGCCCGAGCGCGGACGATGGCGTAGTTGCGGGAGAAAACCTTGCGCAGTGACCGGTCATCGAGCCGTGACGTGCGCAGGTCGTAGGTACCGGTGGCCTCGGCGGCGATCTTCACGGCCAGGTGGCCGTAGGTACCGCGCAGCGCCTGTCCCCAGGCATCGTCTTCGGTCGGCAGCCCCGGTACTTCCAGGCAGAGCGCCCGGAACACGTTCGCCGGCGGTGGCCAGTCGTACTCCTCGCCCTTGTCCACCAACGCGTTCAGGCCGTTGGCCAGGTGCTGGCCCGTGAGCCCCTTGAGCACGTTTGCCCAGGCGCCTTCCGGATCAGCCCTCTCGCCAAAATTCGCCGTCCAGCGGTGACCGTACATCTCCGCCATCTTCAGCCAGAGCCGCTCCAGCAGCCTGTCGGGCAGCTTCTGCGGCTGCGTTTGCTGCTCGGACTCGGTCGACGGCTGAGAGAGAACCTTGTCGACGAGGTCGCTGGTTACCCGCTGCGGATGGTTCTGCTGGTTGTTCATGGTGCCTCTCCCTGTTCGATTGAGTTCTGCGGATTGAGCGCTTCAGTGCCTGTGCCAGTTCATGCTCCCACTGGCCTTGGGATTGGTTCTTCTCGGGGCGGTTGACCCAGTAGGAGCGAAACTCCATCAGGGCCTCGTCGGTCAGCGCCTCGGGGGAGAGGCCGTTCCGGGTCGTCGTGGCTTTCCAGCCTTTCGCGCTGGGTACCCAGCCGTCACGCATCGGGAACCGGCAGATCGAGGCGAAGTCCTCGCGCGGAGAAGAAGTAGTAGGAAGATCAGGAGGAGGACCGGAGGTAGGCCCCACCTCTGGCCCTGCCTCCGACAAACCTCCGTTCCCACCTACGGCCCCGCCACCCCCCTCTTCCTCGCTGAAAGCCCCGTATTCCGTTGGCTCTAGCGATTTTTCTGTGGCCCCACCTGCGGCCCCACCTCTGGCCCCACCTTGGTCGAAAACCTGGCCCCACCTCCCCGAGACGGAGATATCGCGGGTCGCCAGAGGAAGCTCGAAAACGAACGGCCCCATGCTCGGCAGAAGAGCCAGCAGGCCAATTCGAACCAGGAAGTCCACGGCATAGCGGACCTCCTTGCGGGTAGCTGTGTGACCAGGCCGTCCAGGTGACGCCGGGGTGCTCAACAGCTCGCGCAGCATCTGCTCACTCAAGCGGCGCTTCACGCCGGCAATACCGGTGGTGAAGTCCATGTGCCTGCGGATCGCGCAGTACACCTTGAGCAGGTGGTGCGGCTCGTCGAAAAGCGCATCCCACTCTTCGTCGTTGATCTGAAAACTTGGCATTCGGCAATCCCATTGCGCCCTGGTAGGGCCTCCCAAGCCGAAGAGCCCCGCTCTCGCGAGGCCTCTCGACCTATCCCTTGACCAGCGTCAGGCGCCGGCCACTTGCTACGCTCAGCGCATAGAGCTGCTGCTGCAGGTTCTCCAGCGCCACGGCCACCAGGGCCTCGCTGAGATTGCAGCCACGCTGGACTGCCTCCCGACCGAGTTCCTGCCGCTCGGCCGGGCTGAGCCTCTCCATGGCCGCATCACACACATCGTTCGCAAACATCGAATCCTCCTAGGCCCTGTCAGGCGCTTTTCCGTTTCCGCACACTGGCCTCGCCGGCCTGCTTCACCAACTCCGCCAGCAGCTCGCTCAGGCGCTCCGGATCCAGCTGCTCGCCGCGGAACAGCGCCGCCAGGGTGTGCGCCTTCTGCTGCAGCGCCAGCGCCGCCAGGATCTGCTCCCGCTGGCTGCCCTGCTGCAGGCGGTGACCGATGAACATGCAGTCGCGGGCGTAGCCGGTCAGGTTCTCGGCGTGGCTCAACCGCGAGGCATCGATCAGCTCGCGGTAGTCATCGGTGCACACGCGCACCTTGATCTCTTCGGTCAGGTGCGATCCGGGCGCCTTGCGGCGCCGGTCTTCGCGGAGTTTCGTCATGGGGTGATTCCTCAGTTGTGGGGCGGGGCTGGGTCAGGCGGCGGGATGGGCGTCAGGCTTCTGGTCGACCTTGAACTTGCCCTTGGAGATGACTTGGATCTGGTACTGGCGGGTCTCTGGGATGGTTTCGCCCCACATGCTCACGGCGCTTGGGCTAACCCCCAGCGCTGCCGCGAGCTTCTTCTTGCCGCCGAAGTAATCGGCCACTTCTTGCGTCTTCATTGCGACGATCTCGGGTTGGTGATGCCGGAATTTCAGCATTCTTAAATTTAAGAGTCAAGGCCAACCCGAGGCAGATACATGCTTAAATTCAGCTAGCTTAATATCCGAGCCATGGAACGACACGAACGCATAGCCGAGGCGATTGCCGCCAGCGGGAAGAAAAAGGGCGAGATCGCCGCCGAATGCGGCGTCGCAAACTCGGCCGTCACCCAGTGGATCAATGGCGACAGCAAAAGCCTGAAGCCAGAGAATCTCTACGCCCTCGCGAAGGCAACTGGTTACAGAGCGGAGTGGCTGGCTATAGGGATGGGCCCCAAGCAGGAACTCGTCACGCAGGAAGTGGGAGGCACCTACGAGAGCCATCGCACTCCGCACGAAGACGACTACGCTCTGATCCCCCAGTACGCCATCAAGGGCGACTGCGGCGCCGGATACCTCAACGGCCACGTCGAAGTAAAAGGCGGCCTGGCCTTCAAGCGAGATTGGCTGGCCAAGATGCGGGTCAAAGCCGACAACCTGTACGTCATCTACGCCGATGGCGACAGCATGGAGCCCTACATTTTCGAAGGCGATGTGGTGCTTTTCGATGGCTCGGATACCGAACCACGCGACCGCCAGGTCTATGCCATCCGGCGGCCTGATGGCGGCATCAGCATCAAGCGCATCATTCAGCAGCTATCCGGCGCCTGGATGATCCGCAGCGACAACCCGGACAAGACCGCCTACCCGGACGAGCCGGTTTCTCAGGCAACGCTGCACGAAATGCCCATCCTCGGCCGCGTCATCTGGCGCGGCGGCGGAATCGGCTAGCAACCACAACGCAAGGAGGCGCCATGCAGACTTTCAAATACTACGCCAGATTGATCCTTGCCCTGCCCGTTGGGATTGTGGCTTGGTTTGCAGCTGTCGCCCTTTCGCACATTTCTATCTCGTCAGCCTTGGGCGACTCACTGCTAACCGAGATTGCTATCGCGTTCATGCCGGACTTGGTCGGTGCAGGCATTGGAGTGATGGCCACACAATGGATGGCGCCGCGATACAAAACGGGCTTGGCCCTGGCAGCGACTGGGCTGCTATTCCTAGTGACCGGCGGAATGATGACGCTTGCGTGGTATTCAGGTGCCCTAGCGTGGCCGATGGTCTTTGGCGCGCTTGGCAGTCTCATTGGTGCAAGCATCGCAGCCTATGGAGCCGTAAAGGAATCAAGGCGCCTTGCTGAATGGACGGCCTACCGACAAAGCCTTGAGGAGCAGACTTCTCAGTAATGCTGAGATACGTGCTCCACCGCAGCCCCCTCCAGCCATGATCATGCAAGGACGCGCCATGCAATCCAAGCTCTTCGCAGCCACCCTGCTGCTCGCCCTCGCCTCTCCGCTGGCCTTGGCCGCCGACATCTCCTGCAAGGTGGTGGGCATCAGCGATGGCGACACTTTCACCTGCCTGGCCGCCGGCAACAAACAGGTGAAAGTGAGGATGGCCGAAATAGACACTCCCGAATCCAAACAGCCCTACGGCACCAAGTCCAAGCAGGCGCTCAGCGACCTGGTGTTCGGCAAGACCGTGACCCTCAAGGTGCAGGACACTGACCGCTATGGCCGCACCGTGGCCAGAGCCTACGTCGGCGGTGCCGACGTCAATGCGCAGCTGGTCAGCCAAGGCGCTGCGTGGGTATACCGCCAATACAGCAAGGACCGAAGCCTGATACCCCTCGAGGACCAGGCCCGGGCAGCCAAGCGCGGCCTGTGGGCCCTGTCGGAATCTGAGCGCATGCCGCCCTGGGAGTGGCGCCGCGCCGGCGCAGCACAGCGCCAGGCACAGCGCGATTCGACAAACATCACCGAGAAGCCTGCCCGCGGCAGTGCGATCGGTGGCGGCGCCGGCGGATCCAGCTACAGCTGCTCCACGCGCAAGATCTGTGGGCAGATGTCCTCATGCGAGGAGGCGAAGTTCCACCTGCAGCAGTGTGGCAACAGCCGACTTGACGGCAACTCGGATGGGGTCCCCTGCGAATCCCTCTGCCGGTAAACAGACCAGCCCCCAACGCAAGGAAGCGAAACATGGCACTCATTCTCGGTCGCCGCGTCGGCGAGAAAATCCGTCTGACCATCGATTCCGGCGTAGATCCGCAAGAAGCGTTGCGCCGCCTCCTTGAGGACGGTATCGATATCGAGGTCGTCAGCATCAAGAACAACAATCACGTGCGCCTTGCCATCGCGGCGCCGCGCGAGCTGCTGGTTCTGCGTGAGGAGCTGGTGGAGGGTGGAAATGGCCACCTCTCAAGACCTGATGCCGACAATGAAGATATAGAGTTTTAAGTTCTTGGAGAGCCCTACGGCAACGCCGAGAACAACTATGAGCAGGCGGACACCAAGAGGTGTCTGGAGGCTCACAAGACAAAAAAACAAGCTTAGACTCAACAATATCCCAAAGCTATCACTAAGCGGCCGCAGGATGCCGGAGATGAAACAATGCAGAAACGGATAATTTATTTCTACGACATAATCACTTCTGCAAAAGGCCAGTCTCGCGCCGCGGGAAATGAAGCAGACTTCGTAACGCCACCAAAACCATTAAGCGAAATTTTTGAACATGTTCGCGACCTTACACAAGGCGGCGACAACATCCTGCAGAAAGGCTATACAGCGGATGCCGAAAGCCTGTACCTTGCCGACTTCTCCATCGATCAAGAAAAGGTCATATTGCTTATAAATAGAAGTGACCCAAAAGCCCCAAACTCCGTCTCAAGCGATCCGTTTACCAAAAGCCGGGTAGTTCATGAGAAACCAAAAGGCCACGGAGGAGAGTTCTCGGCACACGTAATTATTTTCCTGCCACCAGTAAGGGGAGACAATCACTATCTATGCATATTTGAGAGCGCATACGGCTCAGGATTGAACGCCTCAAGAATAAAGAGCTATCTTGCGCACATAATTCGTCATTGCAAGAAGCAAAAACCAAGCTTGTACAAAACTCCAAACATCAATGGTGCACGCACTCCAAGAGGACTCCCACTCATGGTTCATCACAACCATGAAGTTGACTTTCGAGGCCATCCGAGCGACCAATTTCAGAAGGATCTAAGCGACGGACGGCTCTCATCCATCGAGCTCGTTAGCTACTCTCAGGTAGGTGCAACATGGGATGACCGCGGCTTTATCAAAGAGCGAAAGCGCACAGTGGAGCTAGAGCCAAGCTCAGACCTAATTGGCGACGTCATGTCCAGCATTCGCGGAGTCAGAAACAGAATCACCAAACAACACAGAGAATACAAACAACTCAGGATAAAGTTCATAACAGCAGAGGGCACCCAGAAGGATGCAACAATATCTGCGGACACAGGCGAGCTATATGCAGCAGAGAAGTACGTAAAGAAACATCAACTTGGAATACCCCTTGTAAATAGCAACAGCTTTGATAATATCCAGAATTACGTAGTCAAAAAAATGCTTGAACTAATTGGGTGACTCATGCTGATAGATCAATTAATGCGACCTTTTGGCTACTTATCCATACGACACCCGCACAAGTGGGTCGTAGACTGGGGCTACCCGATCTTTCTCGCTGCACTTTCAGTTCTGATGATTTACTACTTTGGCGAAAAAAACAAAGTCATAGGTGCCGGCGGCATAGTCTCGCTAACCCTCTCATTTATCCAATCCCTACCAGGCTTCTATATCGCAGCACTTGCTGCAATTGCAACATTCGGAAGATCAGACATAGACAGCGTCATTCCATCACCAACACCAAAGGTAAAAATAAAAATACTCGGAAAAGAGAGTTTCGTTGATCTAACAAGGCGAAGATTTCTAGCGATGCTATTTGCCTTTCTGACCGGAGAAAGCATCATCCTGATATTGTTTAGCATATTCCTATCCACCTTTGGGAGCGAGATAATCGAATTATCAAAGCTAAACACTTACACTGGAGAAGCAATTTTCTTTCTTCTAATATTCACATTCTTCACAGCACTCTACCAAATGATAGTTGCCACTTTCTGGGGGCTTTATTACTTAGGATACAAGCTCCATGAATAGCAATAATAAACTGATCCACCCGAGACAAAAAACAAATAATAAATAAATCTGGTTTTCGAACGGACGCACTCCATGGCACGACGCCGCCACAAACCACTCTCCCCCATCGCCTGGCTTCTGGGCGTGATCATCTCTGTCTTGGGCGCCTACATCGTCTACCAGGTGCGCGTCGCTGCCATCGAGAACATGGCCCAGCGCCAGATCGAGCGCTCCCAGGCCGCTGTCCAGAAGATCCAGCTGCAACAGCAGGTCCGGCAGAATCTGATAGCGCCGCGGTCGACACTCAGTCCAGATGAGCTCGCTCGACAGGAGACGGCAGAACGGCGCCGACATGCCGAACTGGTCACGGCGGCGCGTCTCAGGCAGGCCGAACTTGCTGCGAAGGATGATGCCTGGGATCGCTTCTACCAGCCGTCCAGGGCGTGCATGTATCCGGAGTCAAATCAGCGGAAGCTGGTCTGCGAGGCATCAGCCAACAAGGCCCGTGAGAGGTTCGAAGCCGCTTGGAAAGCTGGCCAGCTGCAGAGCCAGCGGTGAGCACACATCTGCACGACATCTGCATGACGAAACCTTCACGCTCGCAGCCCTAGCCTGCAGGGACTGAGAGCTTTCCCCCTGTTTGCCCCGCCACCGAGCGGGGCTTTTTGTTTCCGCCTTCAGCCGTGCTGCAACACCCGCAATGCCGCCTCAGCCAGGAAGCCCGAGCGGCTCTTCTGCTCCGGGTGGTTCTTCACGTAGTTGTCGATCCGCGCCAGCAGGTACTCCGGCAGGGTCGCGTTGAAGCGCACAGCCTTGCCCAGGTACGGCGTCACGTCGAAGTCGACCAGCGCCCACACGCCGCCAGCGTAGTCCGGATTCGCCGCGTGTACGTCAATCTCCTGCGGCTGCGGCAACGGCTCGCCATCGGTCACCAGTCCTTCGAAGTGCAGCTCAAGCGCCTCGCGGATATTCTCCAGCGCCTCGGCCATCGTCTCGCCGGCGGAGAAGCAGCCTGGGACATCAGGCACGGTCACGCCATAGTCGCTGCCCTGGTCTTTGTGAATGACGACGGGATATTTCATGAAGCAGTCCTCCCCGGACATTACCGGCCTCATCTGAGGCCGGCTTGTTTCAAAATGCTCTGGTAGGTGCCTTTCGGCAGATCCGACTTCGGGTGCGGAACCGTCACCCTCCCCAGCTTGGTCGGATGCTTGAACTGGTGGTGACTACCCTTCACCGCCACCTCGTACCAGCCATCCGCCTCCAGCAGCTCGATTACCTCCCTACTTCGCATTGCCATCCCCTCATGCTGCTTGATGTGTAGCATACACACTTTAAGTGGTTAATACACACTATGTGTACTTACTTGATCAGCCATCCCTGCGCGCCGCCCTTTGGGCGCTGATTTTCCATGCACACACCTTGCGCCCGAGCACCTGCACAAATACTGTATATACATACAGCATAGGAGATGCCTGCATGGCAAAGAAAGCAACCGCCCCTACCCCTCCCAGCTCCTACGAGCTGCTCGCCCGCCGGATCCAGAAGCTGATCCTGGTGCCGCGCGCCCAGCTGGAGCGCCAGGTCGTCATCACCCGCGCGCCGGATGAGCTGGAAGCCGACTGGGACCTGCTGCTCGAGCAGCTGAGCGAAGAAGAGAGCGTAACCCTGGTGCCGCAGGAGGACGGCTCCGTGCGCCTGACCTGGGTGAAGCCGAACGCCGAGTGATCGGCGCCCCTCCATGAAGCCCGCCGCTGAGCGGGCTTTTTTGACTCTACAAATTCAGCATCCTTAAAATTCTTCTTGACCTTAAATTTCAGAATGCTTAAATTCACCTCAACGCCGCACACACGGCAGGCCCTAGCAGGGCCGACAAGGGCAGCGAGCCGGAGCCCTCAATCCGGTACAGGGGATGCCTCACCCCGGGCGCGCAGCGTGGAGCGCCGCAGAAAGGAGTGATCACGGCCGGGCAGGCGCGGTGATCTGTCGGAGCCTCAGGCTCCCCGAGATGCGAAAGCAGGCCCAGGCGCAGGTGGCCAGAAACAGCGCCCAGCAAGACCCGATTTCCTCGATGGCCTTGGCGACAGGGCCATCCGGGAAACCAACCAAACCGACCAAGGAGGTCACCATGCTCATCCTCACCCGCCGTGTAGGCGAAACCCTCTTCATCGGCGACGACATCCAAGTCACCGTCCTGGGCGTCAAGGGCAACCAGGTTCGCATCGGCGTCGAAGCGCCGAAGGAAGTCGCCGTACATCGCGAGGAAATTTACGAGCGCATCCAGAAGGAGAAGGAGCAAGAGCCCCAGGCAGTCGCCTGATGGCTGGGCAGCCGTCGGCGGATCGGCATGCCTGAAACCGCTGCGGGGTTAGCCCGACACCCTCGACCGCTGCGCCTCACGGCCGCGGCGGAGCGCCCCAGCAGTTCGAGTAATCCGCAAGCCAGCCCCGTACGAGGCCCCATGCCGGCAGCTGCGCCGGTGGCGACAGAGCAGACGCCTGGCCGGCGTACCCGGCCCTGACCGCCCACCAGGGCGGATCGGAGAGTGACCGGTTGATCGCCGAAGCAAACAGCGGGGTGGCCACCTCCACGCGCATAGCGGTGGATTGCCCGGCCAGCCGATCACTCCCCGATGCGCCCTGCATCAACGCCGGCATCCCGTGGTGGCACTGCCGGCACCTCTTTCCCCTCCCCCAGCCTTCATCGGTCGTCGCATCAGCGCGGTGCGTCGACTCATGCACGCAGGAGCACGCCATGACCCCAGCACTTCGCAATGCCGCTGCCATGCGCCGCGGCCAGTTCGCCTACGACCACGCCGAACCCGAACACGACTATGCCCGTGAGGAAGCCGAGGAACGCATCGGCGAGCTGCTCAACGAGGGCGACCAGAGCACCGCCGAGGCGTTCGCCGAGTACGCCTACGGAGTGATGAGCCACGCGGAGATCATCGATGCGATGGCCGCCCTCTTTCGCGTCACCGACAGCAGGTGGCGCCACCTGCGCGACAAGCTGTGCGAGGACTTGGTGTCCGGCCCGCTCGACTGCCTGCGCATCTGCATGGACAAACACCGCTCCGGCTTCATCGCCGAACACGCCGCTCAGCAGCTGAAGGCGGACGCGGCATGACCACTTCCCCCGTCCGCAGCATCGTCGACGAGCAGCTCGACGAGATCCGCACCGTGACCGTGCTCACCACCCAGCCGCTGCCAGAGGCGCTGGGGCTTCCGCCGGAAACCCGGCTCATCGACTGCCGCCTCCGTGGCGCGCTGACCATCCGCGGAGGGCGCCGGTACATCGAGCGGGAGGTGCGGTCGTGACCTCCGTCCACCAGAAAGCCCGACGCCGCGCCACCTGGTGCGGCGCCTCCCTCGTCCTCCTGGGCATGGCCGTCTACTGCGCGGCCCTGGGCCTGGCCGAGGCCATCACCTCCTGATCGGAACACCCCATGACCAGCACCACCACCGTTCGAGCCTCGTCCTGGGGCTCGCTGTTCGACTGCGCCTACAAGTGGCAGGGCATCCACCTGCTGGGCATCAAGTCGCCCAGCAGCCCGCGCGCCCTGCTCGGTACCGCCATCCACGCCAGCACTGGCGCCTTCGACGCTGCCCGGATCGCTGGCCAGGAGCTGTCGGCCTTCGATGCCGCAGAGCACCTGGTTGAGACGCTGCGCCACCCCGAGTTCGAAGTGGACTGGCGCGGCTCTGACCTCACCCCGAGCGAAGCAGAGGCCACCGGCCTGACCCTGCACACCAGCTACTGCCTGGACATCAGCCCCCGCTACCACTTCGTCGCGGTGGAGCTGGAGACCAAGCCGCTGGAGATCAACTGCGGTGGCGGGGTCATCGTGCGGCTCACAGGGACCCTGGACCGGGCGCGCATCAAGCGCGACTGCGACGGAATCGGCATCGCCGACGTAAAGACCGGCGGCGCCGCGGTCAGCCACGGCATCGCCAAGACCAAGGGTCACAAGCCCCAGCTCGGCACCTATGAGCTGCTCTACGAGCACACCACCGGCGAGTCTTGCACGGCGCCGGCCGAGATCATCGGACTCAAGACCAAGGGCAAGCCGGAAACCGGTACCGGCGAAATCATCGGCGCCCGCGAGCTGATGGTCGGTACCGAGGATTACCCAGGGCTGATCCAGTTCGCGGCGGACATGTTTCGCACCGGCCTGTTCCCGCCCAACCCGCAAAGCCCTCTCTGCAGCGAGCGCTACTGCCCGCGCTGGAAAACCTGCCCCTATCACGAGTAAGCGGAGTCGCCCCATGAAATCCGAAGACCTGTACATCCGCCTGGTTGATCCGACTGGCAAGCACCAGCCGGTGATCACCTACCACCGCGTCCACGACCGCGCCCGCTTCCTTGAAGCGCAGCGCGATACCCACGAGCGGAAGGCCAAGGGCGCCGACGTGCGCCGTGTCGAGGTGGCCTCCGAAGCTGACTACCGCAAATCCATGGGTTACAAGGAGCAAGCAGCATGAACCAGCCCACCACCCTGCAGCAGATGCGCGAACCTGCGCCGCGTGAAGTAAGCATGCCGACCGTCACCATGGGCTTTGGCAGCCTGCAGAGCTTCGAGCTGATGCAGCGCGCCGCGAAGGTGCTGGCCGGCTCCACCCTGGTGCCGACCGCCTACCGCGCCTTCAAGGAGGTGAAGCAATACGGCAAGGTCACCGGCTACGAGCAGAACGCCGCCGGTCTGCCAAATTGCATCGTGGCGCTGAACATGGCCCAGCGCATGGGCGCCGACCCGCTGATGGTGATGCAGAACCTGCACATCATCGAAGGCCGGCCGAGCTGGTCCAGCGCCTTCATCATCGCTGCGATCAACAGCTGCGGCCGCTATTCATCGTTGCGCTTTGAACTCAGCGCGCCCGGCGAGCCCACCGAGGTGACCTATACCGCCATCGAGTGGAAGAACAACAACAAGACGGAGGTGAAAAAGAAGGTCACCGTCCGCCACCAGACCTGCAAGGCCTGGGCTATCGAGAAGGAAACCGGCGAGCGCCTCGAGTCGCCTGTCGTGTCCATCCAGATGGCCATCGACGAAGGCTGGCTGACCAAGAACGGCAGCAAGTGGCAGACGATCCCGGAGCTGATGCTGCGCTATCGCTGCGCCAGCTTCTTCGGTCGCCTGTACGCGCCCGAGCTGCTGATGGGGCTGCAGACGGCCGAGGAAGCGAACGACTTCATCGAAGCCGAGCCAGACGGCCAGGGCGGATTCGCCGTCAACCTGGACAACCTGCGCAGCCAGGCCGGCGACGAGCCGGCACCGCCGCCGGTACCGGACGCCGAAGACGAGCCGATCGACGTCGACACCTCGACCGGTGAGATCCGCAGCCACCAAGACGCCGCCGAGCCTGAGCCCGCAGCCACCGAGCCGGCAGCAAAGCCTGCTGCCAAGCCCAAGGCGCAGCAGCAGGCCGCCGACTTGGACGGGCTGAGCTTCGAGTAACCGCCGATGGCATCACGCACCATCCAAGAAATCTTCGACCGACCCGAGGAGTTCGCCGCGCTCCTCGGCGCTGCCGAGCTCAACGCCGGCAACGACTGGGAAGAACAGTTCGCCGCGGACCTGCGCACGAACTACCAACGCTACGGCACCCGTACCTACCTGAGCGACTCCCAGCTCGAAACCCTTGAACGCATCGCCGAACACTAAGGAAGCCCTGCATGAATCACGTCAGTTCCATCATCGATGAGGCTCTGGACGATGTCCTTGAGTCCGCCCTGCTCACCGACATCAACCTCTCCGAGGAACTCACCCCGCTGCAGATGGCCAGCGAGACCCTAGGCCGCGACCTGCTGCAGGGCTGCCTGCAGGAGATGCGCGACATGCCCGAGGCCTGGGCGAAGATGAGCGAGAAACGCCAGAGCGCCGTCATCGAGCGCCTGGCCAGCCGCGTCAGCACCTCGGTAAAGGCAGCCGTGCGGATCCTGGCCGCGGACAACCGCCCCACCATCGACGGCATGCTGGAGTCGGTAGCAGTGAAAGACGGCATCAAGGCCACCTTCAAGGTGAGCCAACACAATCCCGAGCGGCACCACCTGATCGACTCGGTGAACAAGGTCTGCCTGCTGGTGGTGGCCAGCGCGGCCGACCACCTGGGCGGCATGGACGAGGTGACAGCGGATCCCGACCAGAACCCGCTGGACCTGAACGGTGGCGACCAGGACATGCAGGAGCCTGGAGCCTGGGGTAACGAAGCCCCGCTCGAGACCGGAACCACCGCCGCGGACGACCCCCTGAGTTTGCCGACCGGCGAAACCTTCGGCGGCCACACGCTGGTAGATCTGGAGGCCGCCGTCGTCACCCGCAAGCAGACTATCGACCTCGCCTACCTGCAGTCGCGGTTTGCCCTCAGCTACGACGAGGCGCGCCGCGTCATCCTGCTGATGCTGGAGACAGGGACCGTCGCTCTGAAGGCCGAAGGCGCGCACCCGGACGAAAACCTGTACCGCGTCCTGAAGAAGCCGGCGGAGCTCAACCTGGAGTAACAAGCCATGCGAATCACGAACATCGAAGTCACCAACTTCCAAGGGCTGCGTCATGCGGCCCTTGCTGTTTCTGAGCCGGTGCTGCTGGTCTCCGGTTTCAACGGCGCCGGCAAGTCGAGCCTTTTGAATGCGATCAGCATGGCTCTCACCGGCCAACCGCGCCGCGTCAGCCTGAGGAAGGACATGGCCAAGCTGGTCACCGAGGGCGCCAAGAAGGGCGAGGCGGTAGTCAGCTGGATAGGCGCCGCCGGCGAGCAGGAGTCCGCCGCGGTGGCCCTGCCCAGCGGCAAGGGCGCGCCTCTGGTCGACCTGCCCTGCCTGCCCTTCGTGCTGGACGCCAGCAAGTTCGCTGCGCTGGACGAGAAGGAGCGCCGCCGCACGCTGTTTGGCCTCACCGGCGCCAGCGCCAGCCCGAACGAGATCGCCAAGCGCCTGACCGACAAGGGCGCCGGGGCCGACCTGATCGAGCGTATCAAGCCGATGCTGCGCGCCGGCTTTGATGCCGCCGTCGGCCAGGCCAAGGAGTATGCCAGCGAGGCACGCGGCGCCTGGAAGGCGATCACCGGCGAGGCCTACGGCAGCGAGAAGGCCGAAGGCTGGGAGCCGGAAGCAGTCGCCGTCGAGGTGCAGTCGGAGGACCTGGAGGAGGTCGCCCGCGAGCTTTCAGTGGTTGAGCTCGATCTGTCAGAAGCCCAGCAGACCGTCGGCGGCCACAAGGCGGCCATGGCGGCAGCCGAGCAGCGCCAGCAGCGCATCGCTGAACTGCGGGAGGCGGCCGACCTGCTGCAGCGGCGCCAGCACAAGCTGAACAACGACAATGCCGACTTGAAACACTGGCAGGACCAGCTCGCCGCCGCCGAAGCTGCAGCAGCCGGCGGCAAGCAGGGCCTGGTCCACGACATGGCGCGTAACCTGGTCGACTGGCAGGCGCTGGCCCAGCGCACCGCCGGCGTGCGGGCGGCCGACAGCGGCCTCACCACACCCTGGGCCGTCCTTGAAGAAATGGACCGCGCCAAGCTGCTGCTGGAGCGCTACACCACGGAGCATGGCCCGCTGGCCGACGCCGGCGCCGATGACGCCCAGCTGGCCAAGCGCATCCCCGAGTTCCGGACCTACGTCGACAACCTGTCCCGCACTGTCGCCAACGACCAGCGCGACGTGAAGGCCTCGCAAGACGCCGCTGCCCAGCTGGAGGCGCTGGAAGCAGAGACCGCCAGCATCCCGCTGGCGGAGGCCATGGCCAACGCCGAGCAGGCCATCAACGACTTGCGCCAGCAACGGGACAAGCTGATGGCCAAGCAGCAGGCCCTGCAGGAAGCCCATCACGCCCAGGTCAGCCGCGACAAGATCATCGCCGAGGCCGCCGGCCACCACAGCGCGGTGAAGAACTGGACGCTGATCGCCGACGCCCTGGCGCCGACCGGCATCCCGGCCGAGATCCTGGCAGGCGCGCTCACCCCGGTAAATGCCCTGCTGGCTGAGCTGTCCACCGCCACCAGCTGGCAGACGGTGCAGATCAGCAGCGACATCGGCGTCGAGTTCGGCGGTAGAGCCTACGGCCTGCTGTCCGAGTCCGAGCGCTGGCGGTGCGATGCGCTGCTGTCGATCGCGATCGCCTCGCTGTCCGGGCTGCGTTTCGTGGTGCTGGACCGCTACGACGTCCTGGACCTGCCGAGCCGCGGCCAGATCATCAAGCTGCTGATGGCCCGCACCCAGGACGGCACCCTGGATAGCGCCATCATCGCCGGCACCATGAAGGCACCGATGGCCACCACCCCGCCGGGCCTGCAGGCAGTCTGGGTCGAGGGCGGAGTGATCGGGAGCACCATGGAGGCCGCCGCATGATCGATCCGCAGCCCTACGACCGGATCAACACCATCGGCAGCAAGGAGGCCGAGCGGCAACGGCTCGCCTCCCTGTTCGACCGACATCTGGAAAGTGGTGGCGAGGTCCGAGTAGTGGACGGCTTCAAGCCGGAGCCACTGCCGCCGCGCACCAGCCGCATTAACCCCGAGACGGTGCTGAAGCGCAGGCGACCCACGCCGAAGGCCGCGCCCTCCTCCTCGCCGAGCAGCTCCGCCCTGGCCTGATCCCAGGCCCACGCAAGAAGCCACCACCGAGCCCCTACTACCAAGGACCACGCCATGACCAACTTCTACGCCTTCGACACCGAAACCACCGGGTTCCCGCTGTTCAAGGAGCCCAGCGAAGACCCGCGTCAGCCGCACATCGTCGACATCGCGGCACTGCTCTACAACGACGCCGGCGAGCTGATCGATAGCTTCGAGGCGATCATCCGGCCGGACGGCTGGACCATCCCCGACGAGGTAGCCCAGATCCACGGCATCACCCACGAGATGGCCATGGACCTGGGCATTCCCGAGGCGGAAGCGCTCGACGGCTTCATGGCCATCCACGAGCGCGCAGCCCTACGGGTCGCGCACAACTGCCAGTTCGACGACCGGATCCTGCGCATCGCCCTGATGCGCTTCCGCGGCGAAGAGGCCGCCAATTCCTTCCGCAGCGGTGCCAGCTACTGCACGGCGAACAACGCCAAGCCAGTCTGCCAGCTGCCGCCCACCGCCAAGATGCAGGCCAGCCGGTTCCGCAACACCTTCAAAACCCCGAACTTGGCCGAGGCGCTCAAGCACCTGACCGGCGAAGACCTGGTCAACGCACACCGAGCCCGCATCGATGCCGAGGCCTGCGTGAAGGTCTACTTCGCCCTGCAGAAGCTGCAGAGCGCAGCGTAACTCCCGCCCCCATCACACTGCCGCCGTACTCGCCGGCGGCGGTGCATCGTTTTGCTTCTGCGGCAACGAGTACAGCTAGAACAGATCATCGTCTCTGGGCACATAAGGCTGCCGCGCCAGCTCTTTCTGGTGGAGGCGCTCCTTAACCTCATCCAGAAAACCCTCAACCAGTCGGACCAGCTCTGCGTAACTCCGCACATCCGGCCCCCGTAGCGCGAGTCGAACAGGCCGAACCTCAGGCTCCAAGCCTTTCCAGCCAGCCAGAAGTATCAGTCCCTCGACGGCAGAGCGGATTTCCTCAAGAGGCGGGAGGTGTTCCGGGTGGCCGTCCCTGAAGGCATAGAACAGGGTGCCAATTATTTCAGTCGCCCATAGCCAAATGTCTTCTTCGTCATCCGTCACGCCACACCTCGGCCTTGCCTGCAATCCAATCATCTTCTCATCCGCAGCTCACCGCGGTAAGGATTCTTAATGCTCAAGCGGATCTTCAAGCACTTCCACTTCTGCTGCGGCCTGGGCGGCGGCGCCAAGGGCTTCAACCGAGCCAAGCCGGTAGTCGGCAACCAGCAGGCCGAGTGGCGCTGCCTCGGCGGCATCGATGTCGACCCGGCCGGGCTGCGCGACTTCGAGCGCCTGGCCGGCGTGCCGGGCACCCTGCTGGATCTGTTCACCCGCGACCAGTACACCCGTTTCCACGGCCAAGAGCCGCCCGCAGGCTGGCGGGAGGCGACACCCGAGGACATCCGCCGCGCCGCGCAGAACGAAGACCCGAACGCGGTGTTCATCTCGTCGCCGTGCAAGGGGGCCTCGGGCCTGCTGTCCGAGAGCATGAGCAAGACCCCGAAGTACCAGGCGCTCAACGAGCTGACGCTGCGCTGCGTCTGGCTGATGTGCGAGGCCTGGCGGCACAACCCGGTCGACCTGATCGTGTTCGAAAACGTGCCGCGCCTGGCCACCCGGGGCCGGCACCTGCTGGACCAGATCGGCAAGCTGCTTGGCCACTACGGTTACGCGGTGGCGGAAACCACCCACGACTGCGGCGAGCTCGGTGGCCTGGCGCAGTCGCGCAAGCGCTTCCTGCTGGTGGCGCGCCACGTCGAGAAGGTGCCGCCGTTCCTGTACGAGCCGGAGAAGAAGACCCTGCGCTCGGTGGGCGACATCCTTGGCCGCATGCCGCTGGCCGGCGACGTCGAGGCGGCCGGCCCGATGCACCGCGTGCCGGCGCTGCAGTGGAAGACGTGGGTGCGCCTAGCCCTGGTCGAGGCTGGGAAGGACTGGCGATCGCTCAACCGCCTGGCGATCGAGGACGGCTATCTGCGCGACTTCGTCATCGTGCCCGAGTACCAAGCCGGTTACCTGGGCGTGCGGGACTGGGATCAGGCGGTGGGCACCGTCGCCGGCCGCAGCAGCCCCACCAACGGCGCATTCTCGGTGGCCGACCCGCGGGCGCCGGCTGAGGCGCTGCAGTACCAGCAGTACGGCGTGCGCCGTTGGGACGAGACCAGCGGGGCGGTGATCGGCGTGAAGTCACCGGGGCAAGGGACGTTCTCGGTAGCGGATCCGCGTCCAGCCCGCGAGTACCACCACAACGTCTACCGCGTCGTGCCGATGGACCAGGCTGCCGGCACCGTGACCGGCGGCCAGTCGCCCAGTGCCGGCGGGCAGTGCGTTGCAGACCCGCGGCCGGGAATGCGCCGCGTCGCTGGCGATGCCTACCTGACTGGTGGGCACTACGGCGTGGTGACATGGAATGGCCAAGCCGGCGCCGTGTCGGCCAGCGCGCGCCAGGACAACGGCCGCTGGAGCGTCGCCGATCCGCGCATGCCGGCGGCAGACGAGCGCCTGAATTGTGTGATCCGCTCGCTCGATGGCACCTGGCACCGACCTTTCACCACCCTCGAGCTGGCCGCCCTGCAGAGCCTGGTCGATCCGGAAGAGCAGCTGGAGCTGGACGGCCTGTCCGATCAGGCCTGGCGAGAGCGCATCGGCAACGCGGTACCGCCGGCAGCGGCCGAGGCCATCGCCCATGTCATGGGTACCACCCTGTTGCTGGCAGGGGCCGGCGAGACCTTCATGCTGTCGGCCATGCCGATCTGGGTTCGGCCGGTGGCGGTAGGGCTGAGCATGGCTCCGAACGAGCAGAGGCCATTCTAGGACCGCTGGGTGAGATTCAGGGGGCGAATCTCGGCTACTTCAGACAAGTAGCCGCGACTTGCAGAACCGCGGTAGCGGCAGCTGCAAACGCTGCCCAGCTGTTCCAGCGAGACTGGGCCCTTATGGTTGGGATTAGGTCTGTACCGTTAGCAATGATGCGCCCCCAGTACATATTGTCAGGCTTTCCCTTGAACTCTGGTGGCGGATCAACTTTGACCACTGCCGCGTAAACCCAGCAGGCCGCCGAGGCCAAGCCGGTAACTAGCGAAGCCGAAGTAGCAATTGACGCATAATCCACAATCTCTCCTTGATCCGGCTCCATGCCGGAACATAACCAATACCACCAACTCGACGATTCACGCCACCCCGGCGAGGTATCCCCATGCCCACAGAAAACCAATCCGCCTCGGACGAGATCCTGCTCGCCCGCCAGGTCAGCCGCGACACCGACCGCTCCTACATCGTCCGCTGCCCACACTGCAGCCAGGTGATCGGCGTTGAGGGCGACGACCTCGACGAGATCCGTGGTGAGCAGTACCAGCACAAGGGCTGCGGAGGCTGGCTGGAGATCTCCGACACTGCGGCCTACGTGCCCGTGCTGCCGGAGTCTGCCCCGTGAACCGCCCCACCTACTGCCGCACCAGCGGCGAACGAATCGGCAGCTGCAAGTGCCTGCGCTGCCAGCCAGCACACCAAGGCAAGACCAAGGAGAGCCAAGAATGAACAAGCCCTTCGCCAAACACTTCGATGTCGACGGCATCGGCCAGATCCTGGTCGTCCAGCGCCGCGGCGACGACGGCCCGGAACTGGCCATCACCTTCCGCATGCCCAACAACAGCGTCTGCGACATCAAACTCGGGTACCCGGACGACGACGATGGCTGGGACCAACTCGACGCGGCGTTCGACCAGGTCGACGAGTCCACGGCCGCCAGCCTGGCGCGCGAGCAGATCGAGGTCGGTCCGTTCGCCAAGCTGGGCAGCATCGACGATGAGGACATCGGGTGGGAGCAGGTCGGCGCCAGCACCTGCGAGTGCAGTGATCCGGACTGCCTAAGCGACACCCAGCTCAATAGCAACGACTGATCAGCACCGGCCGCCCGCGGCCCGACTCCTCCCCCACTCAACACCTGAATGCTGCCCACCAGGGTGGCACGGAGAGCTATTGCCATGAGCCAAGAGCTGGAAGACAAGGTGCCCGAGAAGAAGATGGCCGAACTGCTCGGCATCACCTTCCGTGCCTTGCAGGCGCGAAGACAGCGAAAAGAGATCCCAGAAGGCGTCTGGAATCGCATCGGGCGCAGCATCATCTACAGTCGCAGGAGATATGACGAATGGCTCGAAAGCCAGTGGACTTGCCCGCCGGTCTGGAAATCCGAAACGGCAGAATCCGTATCCGGTTCAATTGGAATGGAAAGCGATGCTCCGAGTCGCTCACCCATCCCGCGACGCAAGCGGGCATCGCAGCTGCATCCCGTGTACGCGATCAGGTAATGAGCCTGATCAAGCTGGGCCTGATGGACGAGCTGAAGTACGCCGAGTTCTTCCCGAACTCGGCCAACGCTCCCGCCACCGTAGGCCACAGCTTCGGCGAATACGCCCAGCTCTGGCTGGACAGCAGGAACATCGCCGGCGGCACGCGCAACAACTACAAGTCGGTGCTCAACGTCTGGTGGATGGAGCACCTGGCAACCACCCCGCTGGCCAACATCACCCCGGCCCTGCTGCGCAAGCTGACAGTGCGGATCCCTTGGACCTCGGACCAGGTCAAGCACAACGCCATGACCAAGATGAACACCATCCTGTCTTCTGCGGTCGCCGACGGTTTGATCCCGCGGAACCCGATGGCCGGCCTGGAGCTGCCCAAGCGAGCCAAGAAGAAAATCGACCCGTTCAAACAGGAGGAAGCAGACCGGATCATCGCGCACCTGTACGCAACCGAGCACTGGCCGAGCCAGATCTACGGCGCCTACTTCGAGTTCGTGTTCTACACCGGGATGCGCCTGTCCGAGGCCCTGGCCTTGCGCTGGGAAGAGATCGACCTAGACAAGAGGGTGGCGCACGTCTGTCGGACAGTGGCCCTGGGCGAGATCGTCGAGAGAACCAAGACCGGCAAGGATCGCTATGTCCTGCTGAACGAGCGGGCACTGCATGCCCTCGAGTTCGCCAGGAAGTACGCCGAGCGCCGCGCCCAAGGCGATGGGCGGCTGAAGGAATTCCCCTACTGCTTCCCTCCCAGCAAGAGCGCTGAGTACGTCCAGCAGACCAGCGATCTGCACAAGCAATGGGGGCCGGCCGTCAAGACGTTGGGGATCAGATACCGTCCACCGTATAACGCGAGGCACACATATGCCACAATTTGCCTAATGGCTGGGATGACCCCAGCCTTCATTGCTCAGCAACTGGGTCATTCAGTTCAGATGCTGCTCACCACCTACGCCCACTGGATCAACAGCGAGGGCGACTGGGCAGAGCTCGAAAAACTGAAATTTGCCCCAAAAATGCCCCAAGCTTGA